ATTCATCCTACCATTCATTCTCTCGTTGACTTTGCTCCCAGTAATAAAGCATTGCCATCTCATCATCATCTCTTTGCGCTTGTTCGTTTGCCTCAGCCATCGCAACTTCTTCTGGGTCATCAAACGAAAAAATCTGTTTTATAAATTCATCAGGATCATCTGAAATAATATCTGGAGGTCCATCTGGGTCAGCGACCGAGCCAGTAAAATCGGTGATAACCGAATAAACTTTATGATTGAATATCACAAGATTCTCCACACCACCATTTGATTCTTCCTTACCTGTAAACGGATTGTAATCAATTGGATAATGTTCAATTACGGAACCGTTAAGAAAAACTTGTTTGTTTGTCATTTGTGTAATTCCTTTTGTTGATATAATATGATACGGAAAAATTCTGAGAATTCCAAGCGATTTTTTTACTCGTAGGATTCACGGTCAATTTGGATAGCAACACCGAAACGGGGAATACCATCGGGAGTCTCTTGGAAATACTTGATAGTCGCAGTCTTACCGATAAGGTTATCACGATTCTCCAACACCGAACGAACCCATTGACGTGAACCACGAAGTGTTGCACCGAATGTACGACCATCTTCTAATTCGAGGATAAGGTTTCCAGCAGTTCCTGCACGGTTTCCCTTACCTTCTTCAACATCAACAATAGTGAACTCACCATCGTAAAAGTCCTTCTTCTTTAGAAGTTGCTTTGAACGCTTGTTCTCATACGGTGCAATATCTACACGGATGATTGAACCTTCGTAACCTTCTTCGAGGAATTGTTCGTGGTACTTTTGGATGTCTTCTTCTGAATGAACTTGATATGTAGGTACAACCTTAATCATTGGATTCTTCAAAGACTTTACCACCTTCTTTAATTCCGCATACCGTTCGGAGAATACACCATCCCATTCAGGGAAATCGTATGCCCAAAACTCCATAACAGATTGACATTCTTCAATATCTTCTTGGGTTGGTTTTGTCTTCTTCACAAGTGAAACAATCTTGTTGAAGTCATCACTATAATCGTGTGCATACAATTCACCGTCAAGAATTGCAACATCTTGTGTCAAGTGGTCAACCGTGAGGAACGGTTTACCGTTACGTGACATCATCGTACCATCAGAATTGATACAACGGAGGCCGTCCAACTTTGGTTGAATAAAGGTAGGATTGACAAAACATAGGTCTGAATACTTCTCATACTTTTGTGCCAACATTGGTTCAAAAAACTTCTTTGTCTTTGTAAGTTTCTCATTGTAACCCTTGTCTAACTTCTTTTGGAATTTTGATTGTGCTTCGCGGAGAGCTTGTTCGGAATCGGTTGTTTCATTAGCACGACCAACATTTTTACCAAAACAAACGGTTGGTTCTGACTTTGTTAGTTTACCACCCTTGACGCCTTCAATAGTCCAAAACTTGTTGCCTTGAACTTCGATAGTCCATTCTTGAACGAGACCACGAGAATCGTATTTGTAAATTGTTGGGAATGTTGTTTTCATTAGGAAACCTTTTGTATGAATTTTACGAACATACAAATCTACGAAATTTTTTTGTAATTTCCAAATAAAAATTTAGGATGTGTGGATAACTTTTTAAATCCTTGATTTATAAGGACTTACGGAGATTCATATAAAGAAACGAAGTTTTTCCCATACCTATCAGTAACGTAATCAATATAGGGTTGTATCTTCTGTTTATCAATAACGGTCAATTTAGTATTGGTAACCGATTTCAATTTTACATGAGTTTGCTCTGTATAAAATCCCTTTATCTCCACCAATTCATTTGATTCCTTTAATCTAAAATCAGGATAATATAAGTGAATTTCACCATTATATTCATACTGAAATGACTCTTTGTTTCTCTCAAATGGTATGTTGTTTTCTATATGATAAATTACCCAAGCCAATTCATAAGAGCTGTCACACCATACTCCTTTATACCAACCAGATTTTCCCCTACCACTACCTTTTCGATAGCCACCCGATTTACCTTTTAGGTCGTATAGATTGTTTTCGTATGCATAGTTTTTACACTTAATCGAACACGCCCGATAATTATTCGATTGGACTGTTTCGAATTCATTTCCACATGATATACACGTTTTAGTTATTCTATTACGTTTGAATTGTTCTATATGACTATAAACACCATTAGCCCACAAATTTGTTGCCGCTATGCTACGTTTTTGTTTAGATGATTCGGAATGTATTCTCTTTTTGTTATTATAGATTGCCGAACAAGACCTACCACAAAAAACTATCGAGTTCTTTGAAACAATATCGTTTCCACAGTTTTTACATTTTTTCATAATGTCTCCTTTTCATATAAATATGGAGACGAACTAATAAAATCACTTTGATTCATTTAGTACACCCGACGCGGCTCGAACGCGCAATCTCAACCTTGAAAGGGTTGTGGCTTAACCAATTTGCCCACGGGTGCATTTTATTTGAGCGGAAGACGAGATTTGAACTCGCAACATACTGCTTGGAAGGCAGTGACTCTACCATTGAGCTACTTCCGCATTGTGTGCCCGAAGAGGGACTTGAACCCCCATGCCTTACGGCACCTGCTTCTAAGACAGGCGTGACTGCCAATTTGGCCACTCCACATTGTGTAGCGGATGCGGGATTTGAACCCACGACCCCTCGCTCCCAAAGCGAGTGCTCTACCGGACTGAGCCAATCCGCTATTATAGTTAAATGGTATCACACATTCTTTTTGTTTTCCACCCGTAATTGAATATAAACCATCCAGCGACTTCTTTTGCTTTGTACTTTGGTTCACGAAACGTTTTGGAATATTCATCTATAAACCACTTAGTAAATGAAACATCTTCTTCTAATGTCCATTCACGTAGTGTAAACCAAAAAGGTTGTTGAGTAAACTCTTTTTCATATCCATCGAATCCAACACGACGGAACATTTCGTCAAGTGCCTTCAGATGAAATTCATCAAGTTTCTTTTGTTGTCTCGGTGTCATTTCAATAACTTCTAATCTTTATTGAGTTCAATATACAAAAAATATTTGACATTTCCAAATAAAAAAAGTCTCACATAATAAAAATGTGAGACTTCTGAACTGGTGTGGAATTTTTTTTATAAAGCCGAATAAACTGCTGCGAATTCCTTGTTATTTAGTTTCTCTCTGCACATTAGTGACAATTCTCTTCCTACTTCCTCACGATACTTTTCTATCATATAAGGCATAGATTCTTCTTCTTTTGTAATATCCTGAATTGCCTTTAAGATATTTTCGTGTTTCTTTGACTTTAAGAGTTTTGAAAGTTCAATCAAAGCTTCCGTTGCATGACCTTCATCTGTAAATTTTTGCATTTTACCAACGGCTGTTTCTACGTCTTTACCGACGGTTTCATTTGCTTCTTTAATAATTTTGGATAGTTTCATTTCATTTCCTTATTTTAATCACATCAAACTACTATGGATTCATACTAATAAATATCATTCAGATTTTGTTTTCTTACGGGATAAGATAAAATAAAGTCCAAAAAAGAAAAGCGCTACACCATAAAAGATAAGATCTGTAATGAAGTAACTTCCTGTAAGTTTTGTAGTGAAAGCAAAGGCCGCATCGAATCCAAGTGGGTTGAAGAATGTTCCTAAAACCAAACAAGTTTTTGCGAGAGTTTCGCGATATTTTTGTCTTTTTATAGTGATCATTAGGATTTCCCATATAATTACCTTGTTGTGGACAAACTGTATTTACATCTATAACTATGGAATGACTGGCAATTCAGTCCACCCATCTACTTCTATAATTGGTTTTGTTACACTAAAATACCTCACATAAACATTATCAGCTATCATAATTACCTTTGAAATATAAATGTTATCTTTTTCTCTAACAAGTATATTTTTATTAGCAAGATGTTTTGGTTGAATTATTCTTGGATCTATCTCGTTTTGTAACTTCAACATTGGTAACCCCCTTTATATGTTTTGGTTCAAATGGGCAATGTTTACACCCATTGCCACAACATTTACCACGACGAAGGTGATACTCTTCCGTGAATACCACCTCGCCGTTTTCATTTATGTAATAATCATTATTTGATTTCACACGCATTTCCACTACACGCAAGTTCACCCGTTAAGTCTGTATTGTCATCGTGTTCAACAACCTTACTCAGATCAACATCGTGAAGTGTTTGCATTAGTTGTTCGTACTTTTCTTTTGTGATGTCCTCGAAAGGAGCCTGGATATATGTTCCACCATCATACGGGAGAACTGAAAGTCCATTGAAATGTTCACGGTTTTCCCACATCCAATTTCCTACTGCATCCCATTCGTGTTCACGGATAGATACCGTTGCTGAAATGTTGTGAGTGTTCATTCCATTACGATGACCCGGCTTTATCCAATTTTGATTGAACCACTTTACACGTTCAAGAAGTTGAAGTGGTGATTCTGTTCGGAGGATAGCATGGTCTGGCGCCTTTTGTGGTACACCAATAACTGCGGTATCATGTGGACGGAAGTATTCATCTTCAACCAATTCAGGGTGGTTAATTGCAAGATGTGTATAGATTGCTTCGTTCTTACCAACACGAACACGACGGAGATAATAGTCATTGTGCCAAGCATGAATACCCGATGAACAACCAAGTGTGAGGGATGATGTACCAGCTGGCTTGATTGTTGTGATACGAGCAGCTTTGTTGATACCGAGAATGTTTGCAACTCTTTCGTTCTCTTCCTTTGCAATCTTTGTTGCCGCCTTCACATCTAATTTCTGCACAACACCTGAACCAATACCGGTCATACCGACTCCAAGAAGTCCATCTTTCTCTGTTGTTCTTTGCCAGATTGGACGAAGATAATGGAAATCTGTATAACTTGCTTGGAGTGTTCCGATGAATGTTGCGGCTTTAACTCGGTCTTCTAAATCTTGTTGGTCTACTACATCTGATACGTTTACTTCACATAGATTACAGAATTGAAAAGGACGAAGTGCAATTTCACAACAAGGATTTGTTCCCCAATCTTTATCGTTCGAGAAGTAAATTCCAGGTTCACCTGCATTTGAAAGTTCAATCTTCTTCCAAAGTCCCTTGAAGAATTCTTCGGTTACTTTACTACGAAGTAATACCGCCGAGTTATTTGCACGTCCTCGTTGAGGATTCAATTCCCACCAAGCGCCAAACTTACAAGAAACCATCTCATCATCATCTGCGGAGAATAGAGAGATAAGAGCAGCTCGGCGAATACCGCCAGCAAGAACTGCGTCTGCAATATGACAAACCATATCGTGAACTTCAATAGGTGACAATTTATCTCCGTCTTTCTTTAAATCAAGAATAGAACGAAGTTTCTCAACACAAATACGAAGTGGTTCCGCACCAGGTGCTTTGCCACCCGATGTAATAAGACGAGCACCCTTTGGACGAATATCTGAATAATCAAATCGAAGTGATGAACCGCCTGTGTAGTATGACTTTACGAGTGCCTTGATTGCATCTGCCCAACCTTCGATAGAATCCGATACAAGGAATCTTCTTTCTCTATCCGACTTTGGTTTACGAATTTCAGGAAGTTTCTCAACGTGATGTTTCTGAACAGAGTAACCTACACCAGTTCCACCGAGAAGAAGGAACATGACTTCACCGAAAGCACGCCAGTCATCAATAGGCATATAAGCACAATTGTAAATACGGTTTGGTGAAATCTCAATTGGTTTACCACCGAATTGAAGTGAACGCATTGAAGGAAGAACCTTCTTATCATAGACAAACTTATAGACGTTTTCAATTTCTTCGTGAAGTTGTGGGTACTTCTTTTGGTGCATTTCTTTATTCCTTGTTACCAACTCATTCCAAGTTTCCCTACGATTCAATTCGGGTATGTAACGGGCATACTTCATATAAACCGTGATTTCCGAAAGAATTCGGTTACTAATATCCATAAATTTCTCCACATTAATTTTTCATAAAAACGTCTATTTTTCGTTCTAAAACAGAACGGTATAGAGATAACTATACAATTTGGATAAAAAAATCGGTGATTTTTTCAATTATTTTTTCACCCAATTTTCCCCATCCCACCATTCAAAATTAGGATAGTTTTCCTTAAAATTGAACTGGTCATACCATTCACTAATATACAAATAAGGATAAGAATGGTCAAGTAATTTCTGTATAAAGTAATAACAAGTTAGTGGTGTTATTCCATTTTTATTTTTTCTACCACCAATAACTGTTGAAAAAAATGGAATGTTATCAAACCAATTTAAAACTGCAAATACAGAGTTATCGAAATAATAAATCTCATGGTTGAATGAAAGGCAGGTTCTTATGTAATCTTCCTGAAAGTTTGGATAATAATCTTTTGATTCTTCAAATATCTTTTTCCAATCACCTTCATTTGATACATTCAATTTTTTTATAGAATGCCGACGTGGTCCTGATAACTTACTTATTGTTACACGAGACGAGCGGGATTGATACCACTCTCCATTTTTTGTTGGCAACCAACCCGATTCAAAAAGTTCTTTATATGTTTCATTCTCAGGTGTCCCAAATACTTCACAGAGGTCTGCCCCCGTATTGTCATCGTACTTTCCGTTTAGATGACTTATCCTTATCTTCATTTAATTTCTCATCATATTCTTTTGATCGTTGTTCGTTTGATTCACCCGCCTCTAAATCTGTGTGGTCATACTGCATATTATCTGTTTCGGGAGTTACCCATCTTGGATTTCTTTCTGCAGTCCAAACAGTATTATTATACATTCGATTTATCAATAGTTCTTCTTTTGTTGTGAAGGAAGGATCATGTAATAGTAAACGATTATTAGGTTGTATTGCAAAGTTTCCATTGTCCATCGCAATAACATGACCACATTTATGTTGAGATGGATATTCTGAAAACAAATAATCGGTATCACCCGAATCGGTTGACGCTGCCCAATCCAATGTGAATAGATACTTACCTTTGTATTTTTGTCTTCTTCGTGAAATAAAGGTCATATTTCTATTTTTTAGATAAGGAAATTGTGTTGCTGATACATGATATGAAAATGAATCCCATAGAACCAACTCATCAAGTGGTTGTTCTTCAGCATCTTCTTTCCAACAAAATGCGTGTATCGGCATTCTCCACCATATTCCACCATCTTGCATAATAAAGTGAAATAATGGAGCTTGTGCCGGAATTGACGCCATGCCAAAAATGATACATGGAAACTTTTTATCATGTGAGTCCTGTTGATCTCTTAAAAAGTTTCCACGTATCATTGCGTCTATTGGTGGGATTGGTATATTTAGGTAAGACATAACTACTCCGTTTACAATTAAGGGAACCGAAGTCCCCTTTTTTGATTTTACTCTTCCAAGATTTTTTTAATATCAGGACTCATCAATACATTTTTTATGTAGTCCATCGCCATTTTGGCATCCTTCTGTACATCCCCTGTTGAAGTTACTCTCTTTTTGAAGTTTTGTTCGAGGACATTCAATGATTTATAATATTCCAACCGTGTAGTAATTTCAAATTGAGACCTACGTTTCAAAAATGGCTCAAATAATACCATAATATCTTTTCCAGATTGAGTTGTTGCAAACCAACCATTATTTGTATTCCATCCACCCAAATTCACTTTGTTTCTAGCACCTACGGAACCATCGGGCACTTGCACATTGTTACGAAATTTAAATTTACCCAATGAACCTATTTTTTGTGCCATTTTTACATAAACATCCTGTACGTCTGACACGTAATCTTTATCCAACTCCATTTCATTTAATGATTGTGTGAATGTTTCTTGAATCTTTCTGCCTTCTTGAATTAAATCTTTCATTTTTTATTCTCCCAAGATTTTTTTAATCTCGGGACTCATCAATACATTTTTTATGTAGTCCATCGCCATTTTAGCATCCTTCTGCACATCCTTCGTTGAAGTTACACTCTTTTTTAATTTATTTGAGAGGGCATCCATCGGTGCACCAAAGTCTAATACTATTACAACTTCAAATTCAGAAGCACCTTCCCAAAATGGTTCAAATGATATATCCAACTGCTTTCCCGATTTAGTTTTTGCAATCCAATCATTTGAAGCACCACCTATATTTTGACTTTTCGCATCGGAAAATCTAAACGGACCTATTGTACGTTTTTGTTTTGCCATTTCTACATAAGCATCTTGTACTTCAGACGCGTACTCATAATCTAAGTTTTCGTTGATAGTCTTCTTGAATATGTCTTGAAGTTTTCTACCTTCGTTTATTAAGTCTTTCATTTATTGCTCTCCTAAAATTTTTTTAATATTGGGACTAATCAGTACCGTGTTTATACACATATTCTAGATAGGATGGGAGTTTTTTAATAATTTCTTTTACCCAATCAGTATCTTTTACCAATACCGATTTATCTTTAAAGTATGACGCACATAGATTATCAATCTTTTTTTCAATATAATCCCGTTCGTGTTCAGAAAATTTTGAAATCATATTATCAATACTCTTTTGGAAAGTCTCTTCGTATGAATCGCCATTTCCAATCGATGTATCTCTGCCGGCATTTTGTCCCATAATCCATTTTTTTATCTTACCGCGACCAATTTTTGTCCCCAGAATACCAGATGACTTATAAACATACGCACTAACATTCAACTCAAACAGTTTTGTATTTATCATCGGCTCAACTGCGCGCTTAATCTCAATAAACAGTTTTTCAATCATAGAAGAATCTGCTTCTCCATCAAAACTAATAACGATACCGTCATAATAACCTATTTTTCCGTGATATTTTTCACCGATTTCTTCTATTGCAGTTTCAACTTTAACGATAATGTCTCTAATATCAGATTTTCTCATAAATTTAGCCATATACATATCTCGTATTGCAGTCGTGTTTATCGCGAGGTCCGTTGCCAATTCACCCGTTAAACTAAATTCTTTTATTCTGTTTGATTCTTTAATAGAACTACGTGTTATAGACTTCTTAATCTTGTTCAATTCTTCTGTTGCTTCACGTAGTAATTCTTTCCTACTTGATAATTTCATTTATTACTCCGAAAAAAAAAAATCTTGGTTATAGATATAAATATATTATAACTTTTAAAATCCTTCCAATTCCTTAAACTTTTGTGCAAGTGCTTTCTTTACCATCACCTCACCCTTCATAGAATCCGAAACAGATTTACCAATGTCAGAGTTTGGTTCAAAGATTTCAATATGTCCCGTCATTGTATTTATCTTACTTGGGAATGTCATACCATCAGGACCAAATCGGTTTTTAATAATGTGCCATCTTCCTGTTCCACCAATCTTATCGTTTAGTTTACGTGAGAGAGACATAATGAAATCACAGACCATAACTTTATTATAAGATTCTGAAACCTTATTACCTTCAATCACATCTTCTTCTGTGGCAGAACGATTGGCTTGTGATGCAGTCCAAATTGGAATGTCATACTCACCAGCAACACCACGAAGGTCTTCGTAAATGTCATTCAATTCTAATCTCTTATCACCAGCCTTCGATGGACGAATCAAGTCAGCATAATCAAGAACAATCATGTCTGGCTTTTTACCTTGGCTTATACATTTCTCGATGTGTGATGTGATAGTGGTTATTGAAGCAGTTCTCGTGGGGTAATACTTAATAATAAGATTTCCATCCAAACTTTCCATTACTTCTTGAATTCTTTCACGAGAATGTTCATCTTGAAGATTTTGGAATGGTATCTTTGTTAGATAAGCATCGATACGCCTACCAACGTAGAAAGCATTCAATTCAAGTGTGTAATAGATAACTGTCTTACCTTGTTTTACCGCATTTGCTGCGAGATTGATTAGACCCCAACTCTTACCACCACCGGCAGGAGCAACTACAACACCCAACTCACCACCAGCAAGACCACCTGACATAATGTCATTAATTACATCCCAATTTGTAGAGACACACGTTCTTGCGCCTTCTGAATATCGTTCTTCTATTTGGTCTTTATATTCGTGACCAACGTCTTTATCGGCACCAGCCTTGAGTGCAGAATCTACTTTTTTCTTGATTGCATCGAACTTACCAGCTTTCAAAAGGTCAACAGATTCAAGGATGGCAACTTTCATCTTTTGATTCTTACAGAACTCAATGGTTTCATTCTTGACGTATTCCAAGTCAGGAGAGTTTTGAAGTCGAAGTGCTTCCTTCAATCCATCAACGATAGAAGTCCGTAGAAGTTTATCTTCCACTGGAACAAGAAGTGATTTGAAAACTTCAGGTGTTGGCGAATTTCTATACTCGGTATGATACTTCAGAATCTTATCTACCAACCAATTGTTTGCTTGTGACTCAAAGTAAGCCGGTTCCAACAAATCAGAAGTTTGTTGTAGAAACCCTCTATCTGAAATGAGGGATGATATTACTTTTGTTTGAAACGTATGCCCGTACTCGGACAAATTATCCTGCATATTTCTCCCGAAGAGAATTTAGATTACTAAAATTATTTTGAAGCCAATCTTCCCACGTTGGGAAAGCACTACGAAGTTTATCTTGAACGAACATCTTATCCAATTCTATTTTAGACATACCATCAATTTCACCGTCAACCAAATTACGAATTGTTGACTTTGTAGAAGAAGGAATATCAACATCTTCTAATTGCATTATCTGGTAGTTTGTTTCAAATTGGCTGATGTTGTTTTTCAATTCATTCATCGCTTTTGACTTACCATCGTACAATTTACAACTTTCTACGAACTCTTCCAAATTTATTTTTTGACGGTCTCCTAATTGTGGAAATTGTTTGAGAATCGTCTTGTCTCCCATTCCTTTTATACCCTGAATGTTATCCGACTTATCTCCGAGAAGTGCCTTGTAAAGGGCAAAGTTCTCAGACCAAATACCAGACTCTTCCAATAAATTTTCGGGGTTATACATCTTCTTTTTAGTTGGAACATAAACATTCACCTTATCCGAAACTAGTTGTAGAAAATCTCGGTCATTTGAAAGAATGAAAACTTTTTCGGGAAGGTATGACGATAAGTAAGCAATAACATCATCGGCTTCGATATTGTCAATCATAATCGTTGTTACTGGAAGTTGTTGCAGATATTGATATACCCGTGAAATCTGAAATTTCATAGATTGTTGTTCATCTACAATATCTTCAAAACCAACAACTCGGTTGAGACGAGATTTGATTGCTCTGCGTTCTTTATAATTTGAATATACTTTTTTACGTCTTAAAGACCCACCCTTACCATCAAATACTACAACCACTCGTGTTGGTCGAGTCATTCTTATAGTGGCACCAAGTGATTTAAGGAAACCAACTAAACCACCTATATGTTGTCCATCGTCATTTAATGTGGGTATAGCGGAGAATGTTCTGATAAAAAGATTCATCCCGTCAACTATCAAAACTCTACTATCTCGGTGAAGATTATCTGCATTTTTGTGTTCTTCTTCTACTTCTTTCAGAAGTTCTTTATATTTACGAATCATCATAATGTATTCCGTGTGAATTTGAATGGACTACAATATATGAAATTTTCGGGACATATCCAAATAAAAAAGGGAACCCGTTTGGATTCCCTTTTATTAAATCAAACATCATCGATGAGTGGGTCTTCTGAAAGAACTACATCATCTATTCGTGCCCCATCTAACTGCTGATATTTCATAATCACCTTATCGGCAATTTCATCATAAATGATTTCAGCAAGTTCGGGAACGTTGATGATTTTCTCTACGAATTCCTTTGATTGGAACTTAATAATTTCGCCCGAACGTTTGTCCGTCCAAGAATACCAAGCACCCGATTGACCGACGAGACCGTAGTCCTTCATTGTTGTCAACCAAGACGAGTAATCATCGATACCCGAATCAAAGTACACTTCATATTCACATTCTCTGAGAGGAGGTCCTACACGATTTTTTACGAGTTTTGCCTTTACTCTCGAACCAATGATTGTATCTTGTCCATTCACCTTTGCCTTGATGGCACCGATGGATGATAGACGAATACGAACAGAAGCGTGAAATGGAATTCCCTTACCACCTGGAGTTGTCCATGGATCAGAGAAAGCCGGTGCATTCAACTTTTGACGAAGTTGGTTTGTAAATATAAGGCAGATACGTTCACGACCAATCAAGTTCGTAATCTTTCTCATCGCCTTTGAGATGATGAGTGCCTTTGCAGTTGCATAACCATCCTTATCAAAGTCAGCCGCCATCTCTGTCTTTGTTGAAGCTCCTGCAATAGAGTCAACAACGATAGTCACAAGTCGGTTCTTATCTGATGAACGAACCTTCTCAATGATAGTTTCCACCGTTTCGAAAATGTCTTCTACCGTTTCAAGCGGTATGTATAACATCTCTTTTAGATTGAGACCGATGGCTGAAAGAAACTCTGTTGAAAGGGCATTTTCTGTGTCAATATAGACAGCAAGACCACCCTTCTTTTGAGTATTGAGTAGGGTGTGAGCGGCAAGTAGTGACTTACCGCTCTGTTCCAACCCTGTTATTTCACAAACACGACCAACGGGAAATCCACCATTCTTTCTGTTTGAGATGGCAAGGTCAAGGATAGTTGACCCCGTAGATACCCATTCCTTCACGATGGTTGGTGCATCATCGTCACCTTCCAAGAAGTAGGCGGTCTTCAAGTTCTGTGACTTGAATTGCTTGTTAATAGTTTCTGCGATTGCCCCACCGAGTTCATCGGTGAGTTGTGCTTTATTATTTGTTTTTGCCATAGTTTATCTCTTATGAAAATAAGTCATCAAATGCATCTTCGATTTCTGCCTTTGTTACCGATTGTTTTTGAGGCTCGGAAGGTTTCTTATATTCTGTTTCCTCGCTTTGTTCTTCGGCTTGACCCATCCAAGTTTGAAGATATGACTTCAATTCTTCATAAGTTGGTTCTGGATAAAGTTCTGTAATGGAAGGTTGCTCCTTAATCTTCTCAATTATCTCAGGGTTTTCTGTTGCCGGTGTTTGCTTTGGCTTGATACGAATCGTTGTTTCAGCAAAGTTCTTACCAGCTTCTTCAGCAGACTTTACAGTTACTACGATGTCACGACCTTCCTTCAAGTCTGTAATATCACCGTAATCAGGGTCAGCAATAAATGAAAGAAGTTCTTGGTAAAGTTGCTTACCAAATCCCCAAAACTTAACACCTTCTTTTTCTTGACCACGAACAATTACAGGAACATATGTACGCATCTTCGGTTCTAATTTACGACCCATAACCCAACTTTCCTTATCGCCAGTTTGCTTTAGTTTTTCTGCAAACTCAACGATTGGGTCAGGACGACCAAATGATACAGGTGAAACGATTGATTTCTTTACAAGATTGTAGTGGAAGAACAACTCGATGAAAGGATTTTCTCGGTTGTGTACATAAGGAACAATTCGAATTTGGTGTTCGCCAGGTTCTGGCTTCCAAATATTTGAAGTGCGATTCGTCGCATTCTTCAGATTGTTCAAACGGTTGCGGATAGCATCAAGATTGATTGCCATAGTGTTACTCCTAAATGTTAAATGATAATTGTGAACTGATAGCTTTTATCAGGTCAATTGTTAATTTATAATACTAATATACGAAATTAAATGTTAAAAGTCAATAGGTGTGGATAAAAAAACCCAAAAGGGTCAGGGAATTAACCCCGACCCTTTGGATTCTTATCGTCTGTGGTTCCTCTTTTTTGACGAGAGACAATCCACTTTTCAAGTATAATCTTCTGTTCAGGTGTAAGAATTTCTTTGAGTGAGTTTAAAAATTGTGTATCACACCCTTGTAAACATTCACGAACCTTATCCTTTGGTAATGCTTTTAGTTTTTCTTGTGTTGCCTTTTTAAGGTCTGCCAATTCACGACGTGCTTGTTCACGAGTGATTGTACCGGCTTTTAATGCTTCTTTGATTTTTTGTTCTTCTACTCTTGAGTTTATAAGAATTTCACGTTCAGCTGTCTTGAGTGTTTCGATACAAGATTGTGTACATTCTTTGTGTTGTTTGAGTAAAGTTTCTACTATTGTTTTTTGTTCTGGTGTAAGATTCAAAATACGAAGAAGGTCAACAAATGGACTTGGAGTAACCTTTTTACCTGCATCTGGCTTTGGAGTTTCGATTGGTTGTTCTGATATAGAACCATCAGAATTTACCACCATTGTTGTGTATATTGCTTCTGATTCTATTGGACCAGTTTGTGTATTTGAGCAACCGATGAATGTCATCAGTCCAAAAACAGTAACGAGTGAAAGTAGTGTTGTCTTCATAATTTCTCCTTTGTAAAACATCTTTTTTATAATAACCCGCAAATTACTTTTTGGTTACAGCTTTTTTTAAAATTTCTCTAACAATATTTTTTACACGTCGTTGAAGTGCTTCTGATGTTTCTTCTTCACCCGTATCTTCAACAGGAGCTGTATCTCCAGTATCTGATGTTTCGGAATCCATCCCGTCATCTCCACTTTCTTCATCGTCACCTGTTTCTTTTTCTTCTGGTTCTTCTGGTTTTTCTTCTTGTCCAACAACAATTGAATCATCAAGTTTAGATGTAATAGTTTCAGCTACTGCATTTAATTCTGCTGAAATTGAATCGAAAAGTTCTTTATCTTCGTCGGTCATCTTCGAACTAATGATTTTTGCAATCTTACTCATTACTCGTTTCATGTCCGCATCAAAATCCGCACGTTCTTCTTCTGTGGGTTGCATTTTTTTAAGTTTCTTCAATGTAATCAGTAAACCTTTTAATGCGGGAAGAGAAGAAAATCTTGAAGATATAGATTTAAAAGTTGCTTCATTTTTCTTAAACGACTCGGTTCTACCTAATTCTCTAAACCATTTTGATATTTCAGCGGGTCCAAGGTCAGGGAATATTATTGTCAACAAACCGTTTCCACGAGTAACATAAGAACCAGCATCTATAAAAGCAACATACTTCATCGGTGCTGAAATTATGTCTGCAATATCTTCATTAATCTTTTTCATTAAATTCCTCAATTAAGGTTGTAAAGTAATATATCTGTTCTGTTGTCCAACATATACACTTATACTTGTTTTTTTATTGAAGAAATGTAATTTGTTGCCCATAGGTTTCTTGTATTCATAACCAAGACCACGAAGAACATCTACGATTTGATGTTCCTGATACTTACTGGCATTAATAACATTATTGGGTAACATTGTTATGTTTCCCAATTTTACTTTTAAATCATTAAACAAATTATCAATACCTTCCGATTCGGTTACAATTTTAAATTGTTCCTTCATGGATTTTATTATCGAATTTGTTTCTTCAATAAGTTTTGTATAGTTCATTTTCATAAGTTTGTTCCAATATACTATAAATATCTGAAAGTTCAAAATTTCTAAATAGAATAAGTTTTAACTATTTGAATTCTTATAATCTTCAGACCGTCTGGCTTTTTTGACAACATAGTATCTTTGTATCTTTCCCACTCAATCGGATATTTTTTATCGAGTACACCGTTATTCAATGACATAATTAAATCATTTAAAGCGTTAATAGTGTAAATTGTATTTGTTTCTTTCTTACGATGAACCAAGATAGAATCCGGTAAAAATTCTCGATGGGAATCCAATATGATATTGTACGATAATATCATTTCATTTTCCAAGTCAACCGACTTCAACAAGAATACTTTGTTATTTAACAATTCAAAGGATTCTGAAATTTTCTGCAATGTTTGGTCTATCTTATTATTTTTTACAAATGTACATATTAACTGTGTCTTCAATACCTTTCTCTCATTAGTTATTAGCTATGTTCTTAATCCACTCGATGATTATATCCTGTTCTCCGATATATTCGTTCATTATACCAAATAATATGTTTAAATGTGATTCGTTTTTTAAATCTATTATTCCCGACGGAATTCTATTAGATAATTCAACCACTATCTCTTCTACTACATCTTCCATATTCTTTTCTTTCATGTATTAGTATATGCTATAAATATCACTTTAATCCTGTAAACTACCAAAATTCTCACCAATAGAACATTTAGTTGTCATACCATCGGTTTCGAAAGCACGTTTTAATTGTGGTATAAATTCTATTTCATCAGATGGAACGTCAAATACAAAAGCATCATAGAGATACATACACAATACCGTTCGTTTGTCCTGTAATAGAGGTAGAATCGTTTTTAATTTACGAACGTTGTATTCGGTCTCTAATGATTGTAAGAAGTAATTGAAGACCTTGTTTGGTGTTGGGTCTTCTATATCACGGAATCTCTTGTGATAGAAATATGATTCCGTATATCCTTTCTCCACATACTCTTTATACAACTCGTCAATCATTGCCTGAACTCTTTGGAAGAACGGGTGTTGTATAAATTGGTCTGTAATTGTTCCATAGATATTTTGAAATACTCGCGACTTTACTTCGTCATACGAAATGTCAAGTCCCAACTCTTCTTTTATTTCTTCGTATGGGTGTTTGGTAAACTTATAGTCAAGAATCTTAGCCAATAATTTAATGTGAAAAGCATCATAGTCAAACTGGACGATCTTGCCTCCTTCAAAGCGAGAATGAATCTTATTACGTGTACCATCGTTTTTGTTCAAGGCAGAGAAGTTAAAGTTATTCCATGAATTACTTGGACGAGATGTTGCGGTGTACCACATATAGTTTTGTTTCTTCATCTCATCACCAACAGGAATTTCGTTTAGTTCTATGAACTTAAATTCATGTGTAAAATCTTCACAGTAGTCTATACATTGTTTTGAAATCTTATCTGGTTTATAGTAAGGAAGAACATATAGAATAACGTTTTCTGCAAACTCTATAAGTTTTGAAAGAGGTATTATCTTGGTCAACTTTTTAGAGTCGTAATACCGAGAGTAAAAATTCTCCATCACATTTGTATAGAATTCTTGCACATTCACATGGTCATGGATGTAATAATGAAGGTAAGAATTCAAGTCTATACCAACGTCAAAAGTATGATATAACATAGTTTTCTTATTAAGAACAAGAGAGTTTGGATGTAGTTTTATATCGGATAAGTTATATTCAGATGCAAGGGAATCTGGATGTGTAAAATTTATCAACTTTCTACTACCATCTATAAAATAAAGGTATATCCCATTTACTTCCACATCAGAAGAATGAAAGTTGTTATTTGAAAAAAACGGAATACAGATACAAGGGGTATCTTGAAACATAATTCTTACTTATCGTATTTTGTGTGTTCTCGTGGATTAACTAGAATTTGTTTCAATATAGGAAATTTTTTTGAATTTCTATCAATAATTCTTTGGTTTGTATCAACGATTCCAGGTTGAACTAATATTCCATTACGTCTAATATCAAATTCTGGTCCAGAAAGTTTCCACGGGATTTCCAAAAGACCATACAGATATTGATTTATGCCCTCATGATCTCTATCATAATTTGCAGTTTGAGACTTATCAACTTCAAAAAATACTTTATTGGGTTCATTCTTTTTATAAATGAAATATCGTTTCATCACACCGTCTTCTTGTTCTATCTGACTTGGCCTGACTTTAACAGCACGAGGAGCAGTATATCTCGAAAATTGATTTCCACCTCCACCAATTACTTGTTTCTTTTCTCCACCAATCAAGACATAATGTTTTAAATCGAGGTATCTAAAATATGAATCTTCTCTTTTTTTAAACTTAACAAGTTTTTTAGATTTTATTGGATCCCAATCTTTTTCCGTGAATATCTCTCCCGTAGAATACTTGTGATAAAATCCTTGATATTCTTTCCAATCTTCAAGGGTCATCCATTCATCACCTTTTGTGAAAAGATTTCTTTCAATTTGATTTTCGGGATAATATATTTTTTTTCGAAAAGCCATAATTTATTAATCCATGCTAATACGTGATTTAGTATTTAAAGTTGTTTCCCAAACGCCATCTTTTATTGTATGATTTATTTTTGTTACAGTAAACACCATTTTATATGTTGTAAAATAATGTTTTGGTATCAAATTAGTTGTTATAACGTCTCCGAATTTAAAGCCAGATACACCATCTATTGTTATACTTAAATCTATTGGATAAATTGCTTTATTTAACCAGTGAGCACTACCAGCATTTCCTTTTTCATCTCGTTTCATTCTTTTTATCTTCACAAGAGAACTTCGTACTTTATCAGACCAAGCATCATTGAATCCTCTTTCTTTTGCCTTACTAATTGCCTCATCGTAACCTTTTTTAGCTTCATCGTATTCTTTATCGAAATCATCACTTTTTTCAGCTTTTGTTGCCGTAGAAGTATCACTATTTGATGGAGGAACTTGTTTACCACCTTTAGTTCCACGAGCTTGTGCATATGCAGCAGTAGCAAGTGGTCCAGGAGGTTTAGATGATAATGATATATTTTTTATCAATGGCTTAAATATTGATGCCTCAAATAAATAAGGAACTACTTTTTCAGTATGTGCTTTAGCTAAATTAAAATCTTCAACTGAAAGTATCGCTGGTTCAGGTGGAGATGCAGTAGCATTTAGTTTACCGGATGGTTGCCTTGGTTCGTACATTTGTGGAGTTAATTGATATATGTCACCCGTTGCAACATTTATTCCTTTTGAAAAGGCCTCAATTAATTTTGTTATATTTTTGAATGGAACATTTGTTGCATTTTGCTCTACAAATCCTCTATATGTTTCTTTAATATAATCAGTACCCAGTAGTATTCCACCAATATCAATTGTTCCAGCTGAAACATTCTTTGTTAAAGATTCTTCATTTTCAAACGGTTTCAAATCACCGTATGACCCAAGTTCTTTATGAGGAAACAAAACTTTTATTGGAGTTGTAGATTTAACTTCGGTATTGAGTGAAGCCTCATTCCCGAAAGTTTGTATTCTATACAAACTACCGAAAACAGGATTATTCCCTTCAAAATCAGTAACTAACTTATTTAAAAATTCAGTTATAGCACCAAACTTTACATACCAAAATGTTTTTGGTACTGGTTTATTTTTTGGATTACCTTTATCGTCAACATCGGCGGATTCTTGGAACGGCAAACCCACGGCATAATATTCCAATTTTTTTGCACTTGTTTCACTTGTTCCAATATATTTACTTTGTCCTTCGGATAAATTTATAGACGCAGATAGTGCTGCTAAATCTTGGTCAATTATAGTGATAAGATTATCTCCTTTTAATGCTTCTCCCTTTGGATCTTTTGCTTCGCCTTCTTCTTTTGAACTTTGGTCACCCGATTGTCCTAAAGAAATAGTGGCAGCAGATACAATAGAACAATCTGCAGTAACAGAAAGATCACTATTAAATGACCAATTAAAGTTATAAATAATCCCCGTGAATTCTTGTATGCAAGCTTTTTTATTAGCGGCGGATATACTCCATCCCCAAGAAATTTCCACTTCCTTACCTGGCATAAAGAATGCTTCTTCCAATTTTCCCAAATCAAATCCATTTGCAGTTAAAACTGGGAATATTGTAAATGTGAATTTACCCTTGAGTAATGAGCCAATTGTACCTTCATTTGATATTTCTATTCCGGTCAAAAGTGGTTTTTTAGGAACGTTACGTTGTGAACTATACAACGTTAGATTCCCTTTTTCATCTGACATTACTTTTGAACCGGGAAATCCCAAAGATATTTCAGGATGATCTACCGATATAACTCTTCCCCATGCAGTTTTCTGATATGACCAAACTACATTTTGTGGGAATGCTTTACCGACTCCTCGTACTTTTCTACCATAATAAGATGCACGAGTATTTAATTCTGTTTGAACAAAACCATCAACTTCTCTATAAAAAGGATTGACATATTTATCACCAACTTTTGGCATTATCTACTCTCATTGAAATCATTTAACAAAGCTGCAATACCAGTATAATCTGTATAGAATGGTATTCTTATGATTTTTCCAGGAGGAATTATCATACTACCTTTACCCAACCCGTTCGCTCGTGCGATAGTGAACCAGAATGTTTCATCTCCATAATACTCTTTTGCCAATAAATCAAGTCTATCACCCTGCTGTGATACAATTTTTGTATCATCTGCACCCGTTGATAAGTCTGGATACATTATTGTAGAAATTCTCCTAACAGTTTTTACATTTCCGTCAGATTCTATTTTTCTAGAATTTGGTATTAAGTATGAATTTTCATATCGGTTTGCCATATATTTTCCTTCAATATACTAATTTTTTCTCAATTATACTGCACTACCACTTTCAAATAAAGTCTCGGCTGGTTCTATTCCCGTGTCTATCTTTGTTTCTTCACCCGGAGCAACTGGTAAATAGAATTTATTATCTGGATTATCCATATTAACATCATCATATGATTTGAAATAATTAACTTTATTTGAATCTTTTGGAATTAATCCGTTCTCTGGACTGTTACCTGTGTCATCATATAATGAGTACATGACGCCTCTAAATTCTGGTCTGTAAACTCCAACTGGAACAAATTCACAAGAAACTTGAATTGTTTTTGGTAATTGCAATACGCCAGGTTGAACCTTATCTTTATTTGCACCGGATAAATCTTGGTCTTCTTTTAATTTTGCAGTCTCCCATGTTCCTTGTGTATTATCAAATGTATATGTAAGATTTGATAAATATCCAGGCATTTTACGGAAAAGATTTCCAATATTCAAACGAATTAGAGGGCCACGAATCCAACCAGCTTGTGTATATTCTGGTGCTGTCCATGATGCAAGATAATTTAATTTTCTCCAAGTTGCTTTCATCTCATCACGAGAACCGATGTGAACAGTAAATCCAAATGAAACTGAGCGTTCATATCCTTGATAAACATATAGTGGGTCTGCACGTCCCATATATTTTACTGAGTTCCAACTTGGTTTGTGGTTATCTGTTATACTATCAAATGTAGCACGAAATACTATAACCTCAGCTGGACAATTTTTGTGTCCACTCAATACTATACTTGAGAAATAAAACTCTACAAAATCTTCTTTACCTGGAAGTGATGGATCTGAAAACTTACTCTTCTCATACACCAAATCTTTTGTTATGTTGAAATTTGCTCGTTTATAATCTATAATATTTATTCTATCGCCGCGGAACTCATATCCACCGCCACTCTTTAGTTTTGGTATAGAATAATTAGAAAATTCTGGATGCTTATTATCTGGGTTATCGACCGGTTTTGGTTGTTTAGCATAAATAATATTACTTACAAATGGTATATCTCTTTGTGCACCAGGTTTTCCGTGTTTACCCATACCAAAGAAATCTTCTTGATTTCTTGTATCATATCTTGCTATCTTTGGATTATTTATAAATGATTCCGATCCACTCAATTCTAAATCGTGTCTAAAATCATTAAATAGATTTGATCTACCACCTTGACCCTTTTCAGCTTTTTGTAATTTATTGTAAGCAAGTGTTCTATATTTTTTAATTGGATTGGTATTATAGTCATTTATTTTGTTAGATGGACCTAAATGCAATTGACTACCATTTCTAGTAGCATTGTCAGATGTTATACTTTTTAATCTATTTAAAGGATCATCATACTTGGGATTAAACGGATTTAGTTTTTCTATTTTATCCTTTGTTTGTGTTTGAACAGGTATATTTTCTTTAAGTTTAGTGTCCGGATTTTTCTTTATTTGATTTAATGGTCTTTCGTTCACTATTTGTGATAGTGCTAATATTATACCATAAAAATCTTTGCTTTCTAAATTTGAATATTCTTTGTTTAGTATATCTGTATATTTAGTTTCCTTTATCGCACCAAAAAATGATTCTCTTTTCGCAGAATCTAAGTATGCAGGTTCTTTTTGATCATTAAATAACTGCGGAGCTGTGGTGTATAAACCCAAATATGGGTGAGTTGATTTATTTATTGTTGTCCCACCTATTCCTAAAAATGAATTAGGTCCACCTAATGTAGAAGATATTCTAGCTATTCCTGATATACCCACTTGTTTTTTAGCATAATCAATAGCAGTATTTTTTGCAGTATCAGCAACAGAAGTTGCGCCTGATTTCGGTTTCGTCATTGGTAAAAAGGAATTCGGTAATAATTCTCGCATTAAACCAATAAGACGATTATAACCATCGGGGTCTCTTAACACGTCGTTTGGAGCATTTAAATCTGAAAAAGTTTTGTCATTAAATCTTTGATTTAATTCTCGATTCGTAGTTGCCTGTTCGTATTTGTTTAGATAATCGGAATTAAAAGGATTTAATCCGTGACGAGATAAATGCACTCCCGCTCGAGCCGTAGCCACATTTCCCAATAAAGTAATAGGATTAAATAAGTGAGTAGTTGAAAAACCTAAAATTCCACTTTCAGTTTTTTTAGGATCAACATCTACCATAGGATTCATTAATTGTAATCCAAGTTGTCTTACATTAAACAATAATCCCTTAACACTCGCAGTCCATTTTCCGATACGAACAACGTCCATCAGAATTCTTTCTGCCTGTGTTACAACACCACCACGAACTATACCATCGTCAAATGTTACACCAAATCCCCATCTCTGATTTTCAACTTCACCATCTCGTTGAATACCACGAACAACATAAGGTTGGAAGAAAAATGCTGGCTCTGAATTAGTTGATTCCTTTTGAAGTTTATATTTAGAATATTGCTCGTCAAGCGGTGACGGTGAACGTCTTGTTGTTGCCCACTTTGTTAAATAGCCTAATTTTTCTGTACTATCTTTTACTGTTCTCTCATACTTCTTATCAAATGAACCGGCAGTTCCTTTTGTCTTTAACTGTGGTATTTGATTTTCAAGTGTTGAGAATAATGTTCCATCTACCCACGGCCTTCTTCCAAGAGAAAGTGGTGCGTATTTTTCTTCATCTTGAGTTTTTAATCTTCTTTGTTGTGCACGATTTGTTTCTATCTCATATCGTTTATTAGGATTATCGTTTGCACTTAAACGCGGATTTATAATCGGATAAAGTGAAAGTTCAGCGGATGTCATTCCTACCATGAATCCCGATTTCTCCGATGGCGTAAATCCAAAGAATGATGTATATGGTACATTCTTTGTTGACGAAAGATTTTTAACGGCACCGAATGAGAATCTTGATGGTTCGTATGATAGTTTAGTCTCGCTTGGATTTATAAAGAAATTAGTAAACCCAGCAACAGCTTTAGGTGTATCACCACCTATTCCGAAATAATCTACACTCGGTGCCTGTTGTGAATTACCTTTCCAAACATATCTACTAACATCATTTACATACTTACTTTCAAGAGATTGTGCTAATGTATTGAATCCTGTTGCAGATGTATTTATTAAGTAATCTACAGCAGGAGCAGTTGAACGTGTACCAACAAATGTAAATCTTGATTTTTCTGTTTCATATTCACTACTCAATGATTGAGCAAAATTCGTGAAACCTTTATTATTAGAATCGGTAAAGTAATTTGTACTCGGTGCATTCTGTGAACTTCCCTTGAATGTAAAACTACTAATATCTTCTTTATACTTACTATCGTGTAATCCTATCTTTGTATTGAATCCTTCACTCTTATCATTACCAAAAAAATCAACAGGTGTTGGTAATGATCCCTTAAATGTAAATCCACTAATATCTTTATTGTATTTACTTTCAAGTAAAGCTGTTTTATTTACGAATCCACTTGCCTGTGTATTACCAAAGAAATCTATTGGTGTTGGTAGTGAACCTTTAAACGTGAACTCTGAAATATCCTTCTTGTATTCCGTTTCTAATTTTGGTGCAAACTTTGTGAATCCTGTTGCCTTACCATCAACAAAGAAGTTTGTTGTTGGTGCAGCTTTTGATGCACCATCCCAGTCATAAATCGAAGAATCTTTAACATACTTTGTATCATAAAGTTCAGCGTTTCTATGGAATCCTTTTTTAGTATTCTTTCCTGTTAAATCAAAATAGTTGACCTCTGGTGCAGATTGTTTTGTCCCGTCCCAATCATACACAGAAGACTCATGAACATACTTTGTATCATACAATTGGGCGAGTCTATGAAAACCTTTAGTTGTATTCTTTGCAATTAAATCAAAGTAATTTACTTCAGGGGAACTTTCTCTTGTGCCATCCCAATCGTAAATTGAAGATTCGTGTATGTACTTTGTATCATATATTTGTGCAAATGTATGGAATCCAGCATTTGTATTTGCTGAAGTAAGGTCAAAATAATTTACAGAAGGTGCCTGTTGTTTTGTTCCATCCCAATCAAAGATAGATGATTCTGCAACATATTTTGTATCATAGATTTGAGCAAATTTATGAAAACCTATTGTTGTATTTTTTGCAGTTAAATCGAAGTAATTTACTTCAGGTGCTTGTTCTCTCTTTCCATCCCAATCAAATACAGATGATTCTGCAACATATTTTGTATCATATAATTGAGCAAATCTATGGAATCCAATTGTTGTATTCTTTGCAGTTAAATCGAAGTAATTTACTTGGGGTGCTTGCTCACGTTTTCCATCCCAATCATAGATTGAAGATTCGGGTACATACTTTGTATCGTATATCTGTGCAAATTTATTGAACCCAGCAGTTGTATTCTTACCCGTTAAATCAAAGTAATTAACTTCTGGTGCTTCTTGTTTAGTACCGTCCCAATCAAATTGTGAGGATTCTGCAACATACTTTGTGTCATACAACTGTGCAAAGGAATGGAATCCGGCAGTTGTATTCTTTGCAGTTAAATCAAAGTAATTTGTTATTGGTGCTTTTTCGCGTGTACCATCCCAGTCAAACTGTGATGATTCGGGAATATACTTTGTATCATATATTTGAGCGAATCTATGGAATCCAGCATTTGTATTTTTACTTGTTACATCAAAGTAATTAACTTCTGGAGAAGAAGTTCGTGAACCATCCCAATCAAATTGAGAAGAATCTGGAATATACTTTGTGTCATACGTTTGAGCAAACTTGTGAAATCCAGCAGATGTATTTTTACTTGTTACATCAAAGTAATCTGTTTCTGGTGCTTGATTACTCTTACCCTTCCAACCAAAAGATGAAGCATCTGGTTGATATGCGGATTGAAGTGTTGTAACAAAAGTCTTGAATCCCTCAGAAGTATATTTCTTTGTTACATCAAAGAAGTCAACTTGTGGTGGTTTATTAAATCCAAATTCAGAACTTTCTGTTTCATATAAAGTTTCACCTTTTTGTGCAAACTTTGTAAATCCTTTACCATTAACATCAGTAATAAAGTTTGTTGTTGGTGCAGCTTTTTTACCGCCAGACCAACCAAATTTAGAACCATCTTTATATTGACTCTGACCTGGTTGTTGTTTAACTACAAATCCAGTCGCGTTTGTATCTTGGAAAAAGTTTACCTGTTGAACACCGATAATTGAAAGCCTTGATTTATTCGGGTCTTCATTTCTACCATAGGGAATTGTTTTTATTACCGTGTCAACATTAAGATCAGATGTATCTTTCAACATTGAAGATTCTTGATCGTATTTATCAGTTTCTGCAACTTGTAAAATTTTCTTACCTGTTAGTCTGGATTTTGTTATAAATCTAATTGGAGTTCCGTCAAGATTTAATCTACTGTTATCATCCAAATTAAATGTTCCATTCTCCACACGTAATACTTTTGTATTTGGATCTACAACTAAACCTTGTTTAATAGTATCTGTTATTATGTTTGGAGTTTGTGATTCTCTATCATAAGTTAAATTTGTTATATCCAAAGCTATTTTTGGATTTACAACATTGTTAAGCGGAGATACTAAATCTTTATTAATAATCAAAGATTGCTTAGTTCTGTCAAATGTAAACGGAACACGATTTATAACATTCGGAATTGAATCTTCTCTGTCAAATGTTAATGGTACTTTGTTTATTTTCGTGTTTGGATTCTCTACATTATCAGTAGGGTCATTTGGATTTTTTTTTATGTTCGGAGAACTATTTTCACGATCAAATGTTAATTGACCTGAAGTTATATCTGTTGTTGACTCTAAGTTATTCGTGCCAGGATTTGTTCTTAAAACAACAATATTAGATTTGTCTAATCTACTTACGGTTTCAAACTTTTGTATAGAATTAAACTTTGTTGCTATATCTTCTATACTAACACCATTGATATTTCGAGTATCGTAAGTACGATTTACAGATGAGTATCTCGAAACAGAATTGATAGTTAAATCTTCTTGTATTAATTTTTTTACATCATCAAGTTTTGTGGAACTTAACTTTTTTTCTAACTCTTGCGTTTTTACTTTTTTGACATTAGGAGAATACTTTGAAATCTTTTCACTTATAGGTTGAAAAGTTGCAAAGTTCTTATTATTAGTAGCCTTTGATGCCTCTGGAGTATTCTTTGGCTCTCTACTAACTTCGGAACGGTATCTTGATAAGTCTGATGATAAGTCTAATAATGCCATATATTGTTACCTGTTTGTTTAGATAAATATCGTAAAACAAGATTAATTAACCTTCTACGGCACGACCATATGTGTTATCGGTTCCAACCTGATATGCTTTTTTAAAGTTAAGTTGACCTTTAATTTCTTCCACAGTTTTTTCTCCAAATTTAATAACCGTTGGTTGTGATGCGGCTTGAGTAAATAAAGTTATAAGTGTGTCTAATTTTTTCTCTACATTAGCCATATTAGTACCACCACCCCCACCACTAATAGCACCTACTGCTCCACCAACAACACTACCAAATAAACCACCTATTCCCTCGGCAACGGTGGATATTACTCCGCCGCGGCCACCTTGTTTTTCTGCTTTTGCATCAGAAGCTCCTGTGGGAATTCCAAGTGCTTCTAATATAGAAGATGTTTGATCACTCGCACCAGTAGATGCTACAGTTGCTCCCGATGGTAAAGAAACTACCTCTGGGCCATTTTCTCCTACCATAGCTAACCCACCTTTTTCTACTGTTCCACCCGCCGCCATTTTTGGTACTTCTGTTTTCGCACCGCCACCGGCAGAGCTCTTTGTTTCCTCTGCGGCTTTTTCTTCCTCTCCACCCAATCCCAATAAATCTAATGCCCATCCAGGTAATAAATCTTTGACAGCTGCCTTTATTTTATCACCTATACCCTTAAATAAACCAACAAATGCATCAAATAAACCCATTACAAGGTTTACGGGTGCCATGAAAAAATCAGCTATTGCCTGGCCAATAAGTTCTAATCCCCCCTGAAGATCTCCGGTGAACAACTTCCCAATACCTTCGATTACACCCCATATAGATTTAAAAGGTTGTAATAAATAGTCTATTAAAATACCACCTATCTTCATAACATATTTAAATATAGGCTCTATTAAACTATAAACAAATCCAAATGCCTTTTGAATCCAATCAAAGAAGCCACCAATAGATTCTTTTAAATTTGTTCCAAATATGGCATCTATTGCACCACCGATACCCATTAAAATCATTTTGGGTATGCCAAGGAAGAAATTAAACATTGTGTCTCCGAGTGTTTTTAACCCCCCTTCAAAATCTCCGGTGAAAATCTTCACAACAGCTGAAATAATTCCGGCAAGTGTCTCTAACGGTTTTATCAAAACTTTTGCAATAATACCACCGATAAATGATATTACAGGACCTATGTATTCAAATGCCTTCTTAATCGTGTCAACTATACTAGAAGTCTGCTCTGCACCATCTTTTGCCTTAAACAGGGGTTCAAATGCTTTTGATATAGTGTCATAAATCTCGACGAATGTACCATATACTCCCTTGAACGCATCCCATAGGGGAGTAATGATAGCCATTAACCACATTTTAGTCGGAGTTATTATGTAAGAAATAAGAACACCGGATATACCTAAAATAACGTCCTGAATAGTCTTAAAAATACCTGAGACCTTTTCTAAAATACCGGCCATGCCCCCTACACTATCCGTACCACTACTAAATATTGAGAATATATCTTTTACGGCATCAAATATAGGTTGTATAATAGCCCACACTAATTTGAATGGGAATAATACATTTTGTAATAATACTTTACCAATACCCATAATGACATCCATTATTGGTTTTAATATTGAAAATACACCGTCAAAAATATCCATAAGACCACCACCTTGTGCAATACCATCCATCAATCCATGAACTACGTCAAGAATAGGTGCAACAAGTTTCATTGCGGTTTCTTTTATCTTCGTCATTATGTCACCGAACTTTTCAGCAGTTGAAGCAGATTCTTCTTCAGCAGCTTTACGAAGTGCCAAATCTCTGGCTTCACCTTGTAATGTTGCTGCTTGGTTTTTGTATATTGCTGCTCTTTCTTCTGCGGTAGCATTTGCTAATTTTTCTTGGAGTTGTTTATCCAAACCAAGTTTATTCATTTCTTCGGCTTTAGTCAACATGGTAGTCATTTCTTCAACAGTCATACCCATTGCATCAGCAAGTGCTTTTTGTTTTAAAGGACCACCTTCTTGAAATTCTTTTAAAGAACCGGCCTGTGTTAATAATTCATCTTGGAGTGTTGCAACATCACCATTTAATGCGGCTTCTCTTGCCTTATCAAGATTAATGTCTCTACCGAGTATAGCACGGGCTTCCATCTCCTTTTCAAGAGACGATTCAATATCTAACATACCCATACCAATATCTTTAACTTTCTTTAAATCAGTACCGAGTAATTTTGCTTTGGCGGCCGCAGCAATAAGTTCTTTTGTACCACCTTTGAATGCAACAGCAACATCCTTCGATATACCACCGAGAAGTTTAACAGCATCCTTTGTTTTCATTACGCCACCGGCAACTTGGATTGCCTCACCAGCAAGTGCACCCATTGATTTACCACTTAGAGTTGATAACGTATGCACATTTTCAATCTCTTCCTTTGACATTCCAAACTTTTCTGAAAGAAGTGTTGCATCTTTTACCATCTCTTTCATACCGGGAGCTTGCATCATATTCTTTACGTCAATACCACCCATTATTTCTGAGACGGTTGCCATACCCTTAACAACTTCTTTTGAATTTACACCAACAAGATTCATCTCTTTAGCCATATCATGTGCCGCCTCATGGGCAGCAAGGGCTTCTTTCTTTGTTCCACCAAGTTCTTTTTGTACTTCAGATACACCTGAATCTAAATCCATAAATAAATCTATTAACATACCAACCGCGGCTATTACACCGAATATGGCAACTTGTGGTCCGGCAAGTAAAGCTTTACCAAATTGCATTGCAGCACCAGGTAATGATTTCATACCTTCAACCAACCCACCAGATTTAAATGAATTCATAACATTTTGCAAGGCACCACCCATACCGTTTTCAATTTTCTCTTTCATTTCATCAAAACCAAAAAGTTTCATTAGTGCTTCTCCACCAGGAACTTTTGATATTGCAGACTCTACGCCATCAAATACACCAGACATGGCATTACCCATTGTTTCATAAGTAGTCACAGCCTCTTTTGATATTTTATTTTGTTTTTCTGCAAGATTTATTGAGTCTTCAAGTAGTTTCGCCTTTTCTTCTAGAACAGCTTTTGCTTCATCTGATAATATATTAGACTTTTGTTTTAACTGATTATTTATTTCTTCCAATCTAGCTTGTTCGTCAGTTAAATCAATTATTTGAACTTTACCCTTCGCGGCAGATACTTGTGCATCTGCTATTTTTTTTTCTAAATTTAAAATATCTGAGCCTGCTCCGGCAGAACTCTTGATAACTTCTAAAATCTTTTCACGATTTTTAGTTGAATCAACCAATAAAGCATTAAAGGCACTTTGTTCTAATGATGTTGATTGAGATATTGCTCTAATTCTATTTTGTGAATCTTCGCTTAATTTTTGATTACTTAATAATTTTTTTGATAAATCAACTGTACTATCATAGGTGTCATCAATCTGATTATAAATTTTTAGCTGTTTTCCTGCAAGAGCCTCTCGAACCTTATCATCAGATACAAGGTCATCTAGTATTTCACGTTCGTCTTCTCGTGATTCAACAATTTCTTGTTGTGTTGAAAGAATGCGACCTTGTACATCTATTATTTGATTTGATACTTTTTGGGATTTATTCTCTAATTCAATAATCTTTTCTTGTAAAGATTTTATCTTTTGTAAATTTTTAACGTCTTTTTCTGAAATAGATGCGAGTGTATTTCTCAACGAAACCAATTCCTGTGTTAAAGAAATTTCTTGTTCTCGAAGATTATTTATTTGTTCTTGTAATTCTTTATTTTGTTTATTATCAGCCATTTAATCAAACTATTATTATATGTCTGTTTTACATTTTTGTTTACTGCACATTTTATTTAGATTATCCATTAATCTATCATGTGTAGCCATCCACCGATTGTGTATTTGTGAAAATTCTCGAATATCTTGCATCAATGTTGGATTATCTTTAAAAGCCTTTTCCAACTTTGATAGTTTGTTTTTTGTGATGTAGTCTATGACTATATCACCGAGTTTTTTCGCATCATTGCTTTCTTCATTCATTCGAATTACTCCATAAAAAAAATAGTTCACATACCTATAAATATGTGAACTATAAACTATTTACGTTTAAAAGACGGTGGTTTTGCTTGTGAAGATTTACTTGATTGACTTGCTTGTTGATTTTTATTTCTCTCTTCTACAAACTTGATAATGTTTTGAATATAAAATCTTCTCAAATAAATTGGAAGACTATAAACCTCTTCCCACGTAAATCCACCTTGTCCATGATAACAAAGAGAAAATATCTCTTCATGTAATGATAACTTATAATCAGGAGTTAGGCCAAAAAAAGGAAACTCCCATAGGGATGTCCATCTCCTTTACTTCACCTGTTACTTCAGATTCAAATGTGAATGTCATATCAAGATCAGGTGACATTTGCTTGATATATGAACGAAGAGCACGAGAATCCATGGCAAATAATTCATTATCTACAAAATTATTAATGGTTGCTCTACCACTTTCACCATCAACTGCAATTATAATATTTTTAAGTCTCGTGGTTAATTCATTATCTATTCCAGTTTTTACACGATTTTTATTCATCCCTTTTATTTCGGTCTGAATATCTTTCTCTATCTTATGTGTTATTAATCGGAAAGTAACGACCCGTTTCGATTGTGGCAATTCATAATCAAACTCATTCTTTCGGTTCTCAAACAGGGAATAGTCCACCTCCTTATGTTCTATTTGAGTTAAATCTATTGTAACTTTTTGCTTAGTCCCTGGCGAAAACGGGTCGTCAATTTCCACAGTATAATCTTTTCCATATCCTAAAATTCTTGCTGCAACCATGATTGCATTCTTATCACCAACAAATAAATCATTGTAGTTAATAGGTGTAACAATAAGTGATTCAAATAGTTTATCCAATACCACACCTTGTTTAATAAGGTTTTGTGATGTAAGAATATCCTCTTCTCTTGCAGTCATATACTTCATTTCTATGACTCCTTCTGCGAGTGGATGTCCTTCTGGGTATAAAAGACCCTTAGATGGTAGTGGAATTATTTCTGTTGGGAAGTTTGATTTTTTGACGGAAGTTTGTTTGTAATCCGCCATTAATTGTGCTTTGAGTTCTTCGTCACTCATTTCCATTGCATTTTTCGGTGCTTCATAACCTGTTGGTAATTGTGGCATAACTAAATCCTATAACTAAATAAAACATATTGTTGGTATAAATAAATATGGGTTAGAGTAAATTTTCTATCAAAGTTTTTACTACTTGGAGACGGTTATCTTGAATGTCTGATTCCCAAAATCGGAGGAGGGTGTAACCGTTGGCTTTTGCCCATTCGTTTTTGATTTTGTCATTTTTTGCGTTATGTATTTGGATGTCATACACTGGCCCATTGGGGTATTTAAGTGGATTTGAATGGTAGAAATCTCCATCCACTTCTATAAGAATATTTTCACTCGGTATGTAAAAATCATAGACAAAACGACCACTATTGAATGATTGAATATATTCAATATCATGTGCGTCTAAAATACCACGGAATGTCTGCTCAAGTTTATTATTGACAACTTTCCCAACACGATTTTCTGCAAACTGAACTAACCTACGGTCTCTTTGTGCAATCCGGTTTTCATCGTTTGCCCAATACTTACGCCTGTCCTCTGTTATTTTTCTTACGTGTTCCATCGACTTTTTTTTACCACGCAAACCATTTGATATTTTTACAGACCGTTCTTTGTTTTCTGATATATCGAGTTTCATTTGTGATGCCCTATCTTTACCATAAGAATCTTCGAATGAAATACCCTTGTTCCACTGTGTAAGTTCACCACTATGAAATTTTTGTTTACGAGTCTCGCCAGATTTCTTTGCACCATCGGGTGAATAAAATCCACCAGTAGTTCTCACATAATGGCCGTGTTTGAAGTCATTGAATTTCTCTTGAGTATAGTTCCACGATACCTGTTCTCCACAACCACATTTACAGAGTGGGTCTTTGCCATTGTTGTAAACAATAACACGTAGTTTGTCTTTATCAATTTGATGTGTGACACGGCAATGACGTGATAGTCCCAAGTATGAATCATATTCCGATTGACATATATGGCATTTGAATGTTTGCATAATGAAAAATCCCTATATTGTTTAGTATCTCTACTAATAAATATAGGGAATTTTTCTAAAACTTCAAAATGATATTGATATTTTTCAATCCAATTTGAAAAAATCAGAACTGAAGTATGGCATAGTCATAAGCCAAGGTGAGGGAAATTTCAACAAAGTTATCTGTTGACCAATCCATATCACCAAATGTTGTTGCTGTGATAAACGCACCTTTCAATGTCCATTCTTCAACCTTATCACCGACTGGACCAAGAACGTTGAATGTAATATCCTTCTTATAGAAGTCGGAATATCCATCACGACCTGTTACAGATTCGTGTGATAAACGAACCCACTCCATAACTGCCTGTGCAGCGGATGGAACGATTGGGTCATATAGCTTAATAGTGACATCCTGCCATTCTCCTTTACCCTTAACCTTACGCTTAACATTGATATGGTCAAGTGTAATTGGGTTGAAGTTAATATTAGGTCTACCAGCACCTTTAATGAGATACGCAGGGACACCTTCGATGTACATAATAAACCTATTCGCAAGTTTAGGTTCATACGGGGTAAAAAATACTTCGGTAGGATCCAGTAATTCAGCCATTTATTTCTCCAAGTTTAAAAATCTTTCTTTGATATAAATATAGACATTGATAGAAAATCGTAGTCCAATAATTTAGTTAACACCATTCAAGTATTCAGCAATTTTACGTCCAGTCAAATTAGCAATCGGTAGTTTTTCTATATTTGTGTATAGATATAGGACAGGCTTGACTCCTGACGGGTTAGTTCCATTAAATGCAATTTTCCATCTCGTTTTTCCCGATAATTCCGTCGATTTATTCATTAGTCCCCAAACGCCCTCATCACGATGTGACATACCAACTAAACCAAGTTTCACCGATCTAATTTTCGATCTATTGTAATCTGGCCATTTTTTTATTGACTGTTCCATCTTGTCTAACTGCCTGCTTATATCTACTAGTTTATCAAATGGTGTCATTATACCACTTAATAGATTATTTATCTGTTTCGCATGAGAATCTATATCAGCTATCATACTATTCACGTTAGTGTTAGCTTCACGAATATTAGATAAAACAGATTCCGCTTCTTTGAGTAATTGTTTTCTTGATGATAGTTTCATTTCTATTCCTTTTTAAAAAATGGGAGAGTATATTTCAACTCTCCCTATTATTTCATTTAAGCACCTGGAAATGCCGCACCTGTTGATTGAATGTTGAAGTCAAGAATAATGAATTCAGCAGTTCTAGCAGGTTGTAGGTATAATTGACCATAAAGAATGTTACGGTCGATAATATCAGGTGTATTGTTTGATTCATCCATGATAACACGGAAAGCATACAAACCTTGACGTTGTTGAATTGACTCCAAGTAAGGAGTTACAATGTTCAAGAAACGTGTTCTTGTTTGTGATGTATTCTGTTCGAACACAAGGTAACGTGTAGCAGAAGCGATGAACTTCTTAGCTGCAATCAAGAGACGACGAACATTAATACGGTCAAGAGCAGATGGACGACCTTGAAGTGTCTTCTGACCCCATACACATACTCCCGTTGATGGGAATACCGCGATTGGATTAACTCTTGCCTCATACAATTCATCACGTTCAGCGTGTGTTAGACGTGTCTTAACTTCAACAACTTCTGTGAGACCACCACGATTCAAACCAGCAGGAGCGAACCATTCAGCAGCAACACGGTCATTGAAAGCGATAACACCAGGAAGTACAACTGAAGGTGGAACCCAAACTGGCTTGTTTCTATCGAAGTCAAGAATCTTAACCCACGGATAGTATGTAGCAGCATAGTTTGAATCAAACCCTTCTGTGGTTGATACTGCCGTTGCAATATTATCATCCAACCCAACAGAGTCCATCACATAAAAAGCATCGCCACGGTCTTCGCAAACGTCTTTAGCATACGTTGTGATAGCAGAGTGGAGTGAGTGAACAACGCCTGGTGTTACAATCATATTGATGTCAAATTCATCAGCGTTAGATACAGCATCGAGTGCCTTCTTATATGATGTATAACCAGCAGCAGATGTTGTGGAAATATCAAATCCTTGTGTATTTCCAGCAACAAGGTGTGTACCTGTCTTCTTCTGAAGATGTGGTTTGTGTCCGTCGAATCCACCCTGGAATGGAACCATGAACTTACGTGTATCAAGTGCAGTATTTGATGTCAAATCAACTGAACCAGTATATGGGTTTGTTGAAGATGGGTAATTAGCACCAACGTTTTGTGTGTAATTTCCTAAGTAGAAATCTGCATTTGAACCTGTTGTTTGTTTTCCAGAAACAGGGAGTGGACGTAGATAATTGAAGTTATCTGATGTTGCGAAATCATAATCGAATCCGTAGAATATTCTCTTGTTGTAAGCACCAGCCGATGTTTGAGCAGATACAAAAGAAGCCGAAGCTGGTTGTGTAAAGTCAACAGGGATTGGTGTTTTCAAAGCACGGAATCCGAAAGGAACTAATGTTGGAGAAACGCCACCGTTAGCAACAGCGTCTGTTGTTTCAACACGAATGAATTTTGACTTGTTTGAGTAGTCACCGTTTACAACAACCTTACCTTCATCTGTGATTGTGATATAACGATCACCAATTACACGAGCGATATACTTCGGAGAGTTAGGGTCAAGATTACACTTAAACGATTCAACAACGTTTGGACGAAGGTCTTCGTCTTCTGTTGTGAATGGAGAGTTGTAAACTTTTGTTTGATCTACATATCTAACAATAACATCAAAGTCACCATATTCAGAACCAGCAATTGTACCTGCAGGACGAACATTAGCGATACCAACTTTAACTTCATAGTTAGAATGAATACCATGTGAAAGTGTTGCAAAACGGAAAAGATTTGTTGCAGATGCACCAATCTTCTGTGATGTAATATACGGTGTAAATGCTTCGAGGTAATCGTTTGTGAAGTCCCAAGAAGCCGCTGAACCTGTTTCTAATATAAGTGTTGTTGTTGGGTCAGCTGCAAGAGATGCTGATGCTTGCTTAGCAAACATTACATAGTTGTAAACAGCATGAGTTCCATAAGGATTATATCCATATAAGTCACCAATAAATGCAGAAGAATTTGGATTAATCGAAGCACTATATGCTACTCCATTTTCAGATATTGCATTTGTAAATGCCGATGTATCGGTTGTGAATCCACCGGAAACAGTCAATACGAATGAACCACTAGCGTTTGAAGCAAGTGTTGAATGATTAAATAAATCTACCGTGTCTGCACTTGTAACTACAAAGGTTGGGTGTAAAACGTTTATTAACTTTTTACCCCAGCTTCCTGTTGCAACGAGAGCAATCGGATAATCCAACGAATAACCGCCGGAACCGAGAACACGGACAATAGTTGCACTACCCGCATTATTGAGGTAGTTTTTAGCAGTATAAGGAAGGTATGACTGCTCATATGATCCACCAAACTTTGTTACGAAATCACCATATCCTTCTACTACCGTAGGAACAAAGGCAGGACCTTTTATGGTTGGACCTATAAGAGCCGCACCAATCTGACCGATTCCCTGTGGTAAGAACGAAAGATCCTTTTCAATCGTAAAAACGCCAGGACTTACAATTCTTTCATTAGCCACTATTTATCTCCAAAAAAAATGATGTAATTATCTTCTACTATAAATATAAGAAAAAAAACTCAAATTATGTAGTAGAAGGAATAAATCTACCAGAATCCAAATCTAGAACACCGTCACCATATTTGCTATTTAGTGATTGGACAAGACTTTTTTCACGTTCTTGTAGTGATTCGTATCTTGAAAATAATTCGGTACGAATACCTTCTATTTCTTCCAATCTTTTCTTTAATAAGTGTAGTTCAACTTCGACTTGACCGATTTGAGCGGTGTTTGTTGCATATTCTGTCTGTAAAGATTTAACAGACTCGATGTCTACTTGTTCAAATTCTTTTTCTATTTGCTCTTCCATAAAAACCTCGTATTAAATAAAACATTATTGATACATATAAATATCAATCATTTTCGGTAGGATATACATCTGCACTTCTATTTAACGATGTATCATCAAAATATTCTAATCTTCTTTGTAAATCTTCAAGAGAATCGGTATTATTTCCGTTGAGTGGTTTAAAATCCGCATCGTTATAGACTTTTTTATTTTCAGATAGAGCCGTATTTATATCCGCAAATGCTTCTGACACAAAATTTACCTTATTCGGAGCTACTACTCTCTTTGTTGTTACTTCACCGGCAACTTCTTTTGGTAAAAGATAAGCATGAACCATTATCTGAAAAGAAGCACGTACAACTCTGTCTTGACCTGTTGTATTATTATCTTCCATAGCGATTGAATCCATGTTGGTAGAAAACTTAAAGAAGTTTTTTTCGCCAAAGGATTGACCTGTATAATATACAAACTGTTCAGCTATATGATTTAATTGCGATTGGTATTCACACCAAACGATAAAGTCATAGGAAATATCAACGTAATCAGGTATCGGTGTAACAAAGTATTCCTGTGGTTTTTTTGCACCATACAAGGTACTAAACTTATCATAAGGTGCCATTTTATTATACTTTGATTGCATAATATATCCCAACTGATTAGTTGTTGCTACCTTATTACGTCTTAACTCATTTTTTACAGTAACGTTTGAACGTCTGAATGTTATAAGAGGAACTAATGTTTTTCCTTTCTTATCTTTTAAGAATCCATTCTTTTGTATTGACGCCCATTTTTCCGAGTTTGCATAAAGTGTTGGAACGGAAATGTATTCTCCGTTATCCTCCACACGTAATTTCATAGATTGTTCTATAAACGATTTTACAGCAAAGTCTACGTCATATAACGTAATACCAATACTGCGTGTTTTATCAGTATCTCTACGAACTTGTCTGTGGCGTGCTTGGCCAAAATCAGTTCTTGGATGTTCTATTGAATTCTGGTCATCGATGAAAGAATCTCTTGTTCTCTTAATCGGTGGCTTACGATATGGCGATGAATTTTTCATTAAATGTTACTCGGTAAATCATTTTCATTTGTTCTAACCACAGACCTAACTTCTTCCACATGAATACGTGAACGTCTTGTTAAGTGTGTGTTTGCTATGATAGAAACATTATGTCCCCATCTTTCCGTTGCAAAAGAATAATCAGGGTTCTTGCCACCGAAGTATTGATTTTCTTGAATGGCATCTATTTCCCAGTATTCTCCATTATATTCTATAACATCGCCAACTTCAACATATGTTTCATATGTTTTCAACAACTCACGTATAAACCCAAAATCACAAACTTGTGTGTAATCTTGTCCAAACTCTGTTCCTTCGAATGATTGTGGTTGACGATTTATAAGTGAAGGTATCTTTATTGGTTGGTTGTAAATCTTTTTATCGGATTCATCATAGATATTTGTCTTTGTGTTTTCTAATGAAAGCTTATAAAGACCTACCTCTGTATCAATAATATCCACGATAAGTTCCATATTGAACTTATGAACTAAACTAGCATCTCTTTGTCCGTGAAATAATGGCATTAGATTATCCTACATAAATCTTTAAAGGTGTAGCATTTAAAGAAACATTTAAGTGTTCTGTTTCCGCACGTTTTGCTTCAAGTAATTTTGAACGTGTCATTGTATCTAACATTGTTCTTAATTCTTCAATCAATCCTTGTTTTTCTGTTCCTGCTGCGGATAAAAGGTCTGCCGCATTTAAAGTTGTTTCACTATTTGGAATTGGAATACTACCATACTTACCACGAATATATCCCAAGTTTTCCTTTACAAGAGCAAGTGTGTAACGATAAATCCATTGACGACCAACGGAATTGATGTTACCATATTGCATTCTTGAATATGGCGCATTTGATATATCCGATACAGTTCCACCTGGATATTTCAATGGATTTGCACGTTCTTCTTTTACAATATAATCAATCCAAAGTGTAAAATCTTTTACAGGGATAGGATGTATTCTCAACTGATTGTTAATCAACTCAAAAGCATATGAAGACTTTCTCATCAAGTCATTGAACTCAATCGCCTGAATACGAAGTAAGTCCGCATACATAGGCATCAACATAAAGGAAACACCGGTTGAATAAGCACCAAATCCAAAGGTATCTAACATCGCCTGATTACCCAAGTATGGGTCATAGAAACGAATAGATGCCGGTGAAGCATAGTGGTGAACTCGTTTTATTTCAATAGAACCGGTTGGCGCTTTTATATCACGAATAAGTGCATCTAAATTATAAAGTTGAACACCTGTTGACATTTGAATAGATGCGGTATAAAAATTAACATTACCATTCGTAAATGTCTCGGAACCATACTCGGTTGCCAATTGAACAAGACCACCCATGTTTGTTGAGATATTTCGATGGGTCAAGTTTGATGCAGTTGGTGTACCCATAATACTCAACATATTTTGTTGGATATTATATTGGTTTACATGGTTTGAGTATTCGGATATGGCTTCTTCAAAACAAGCATAAAAGTTACCAGCTTGAAGTTCTATGTCTACAAGTGGATAACCAAGACGTTTTGCACACCAATCGGCTACATTATCAGCATCTGTTTGAAAAGAAATTTCAGCATCGAAGAATCCAAACGGAGTGCTTCCTGTTGCGAAACTCGAAGAGCCGGGCCATATCGGAATTTCTACCATTTATATTCTCCTTTATTTTTTTTCTTCTTCAAAAAAATTCAATACACTATCGACTATTGGATGGCGATGGTTTGTTTTTAATTCATAGACACCAAGACCGGGAACAGAGTCAATCATATCAAATAAATATGGAAACCCAGAGTCTTTTTTACTTTTTAAATCTGTTTGTGACATATCACCACAAATTATCATCTTTGAATTTATACCGAGACGAGAAAGAATCATCTCCATCTGTGACTTTGTTACGTTCTGTGCCTCGTCAACGATAACACACGCATTTACGAATGTTCTACCACGAAGGAACGAGATAGGTGCAATTTCAATTATTTCATCATTAATACACTTATCTATCTTTTGTTTTCCGTATAAAATATACATATTTGCATGAATAGGTGCAACCCAAGGATCCATCTTTTCTTTAATATTCCCTGGAAGGAATCCAATATCTTCATTTGAAACGGTTGGTCTTGTTATTATTATTCTTTCTACTTCTCTGTAAAATAGATACTCTAAAGCAATTTGTGTTGCTAAAAGTGTTTTACCAGAACCAGCTTTACCTATTAAAACCGAAACCGTATCTTTTAATATATTTGATTTTACTTCTTTTTGTTCGCTATTCAACGAAACATTAAATTGTATTTTGTTTTTTATTTGTTTTCGTCCCTTTTTTATACCGGTTAAATCTATTCCCAACACTTCGTCATCTGCGTATTCTTCTGAATTCTTGTTTACCATAAACTCTCCTATAATAATTTGGAAAGGGTTTCACCTATTAATTTACCATCTTGTTTTAATTCTATGATGGAGTTTTCAATATTTTTAATTTTGTGTGTCCATTCAAATCCAATTATACCAACTAATTCCATACCACGCATTATTGGATGAATGACCGCTGATTTTGTTCCTCGTTGTACAAAAAAGGCACGAGTAAGTATGTCATCTATATCTTCTACTATTGGAAATATACCACGTTCAGTTATTGCAGAATCAATCATACCAGAATATAAAGACATCGGTAAATTTTGATATTCTTTTACTTCTGTACTTACGCCGTCCTCTAAGGCTTCAAATGTTGTGGAAAGTTTATTCATAGAACGACCTGTTCCATACTTACCACCATTATGACGTTGTAAAATAAAAGCTCTTTGCGCACTATATTCGGTTAAATGTTGTTCTAATATAGTTTGAACAAGTTTAGATTGGGAAATCTCGCGGGTAATTTTTTTATTCTTATATTCACCATATTTGTACTTTAGAAACCACGAAAGAAACACACCCATAAGGGTGACTATGCTTGATACAGCGAGTTCTATGTAATCTTTAAATAGTTCCATATTCTATAAATATGGTTTTAAAAAAAAAGGTGACTAAAGAGTCACCTTGTTTACTCGAATAAATATTCAATATGTTATCCCATTATTTTAGATATAGAGGCAGAAAGGAATTTTGTAACTCCTATTTCTCCAGCCTTAACAGCGGTCAAAGCACCTTCTACACCAGCAAGTGCTGTTTTTCCTTGCATAACAGCATCAACTGCTCCGGCACCGGATGCAACTGCTAAACTTCCAACTATTAACATATGAACAAGTTTAGCTATTTTTTCCTGTTTGTCTGATGGTAGTTCTTTAAAGCCAGGAATTAAAGTCAATCCCTTCATTATAAGAGAAATTATCTTTTCATGCCATTTGTGACCAGCGTGTTGTAATTTATCACCCACCGAACCTTTTCCACCCATAGCAACAGTAAGAAATTTAACTGCTTTTCCTATAAGTTCTATGATACGTGGTATAGCAACTGCTAAAGAAACAGCAAAAAGAACACCGACTTCATTTATCTGTTGTTCTTGAACATTTCCTTCCATCAACGCCTTATTACGTCTAAGAAGTGATTCATTTGCTACCTTTTCAAGTTCAGGTGTCTTTTTTAAAGCGGCTTTAACAGCATTTTCATCATCTGCTTTTTTCTCAGCTTCTTTACCAGCCGTAGAAAAATCTGTCATCGCTTTGTTCATTGCATCAGTAAACGCCTTTTCTACTTCATCTTCTACTTTAGGATCTATATCCTCTTCATTTAATCTTTGCAACGTTTCTTTTAAAACCGCTTGCATAGAGTTGGGTTTAACTAAATTCTTCAAACGAATCGGGTTTGACATAAAAATCTCCAAATTAATAATTTATTTTCTCTATAATAAATATAATCCAATAAAAGAAAAAGGGAGTAATTTCTTACTCCCTTTTATTTTTTATAAACACCTAAAAGATAGATTAGATGTCACCGAGATTTTCTACTTGGATAAGACCGTAGAACTCAGGACGAACAATCTTCTTAGCGTAGCGAGTCATTACACCCTTACGTGGTGTGAAGTTCGTTGGGTCATAGACCAACGGTGTCATCACGAGTGGGATGTAAGGAGCATATACCGCACCTGTTTCAAGGAACTGGCTGCCACGGAAACCAACAAGAATTTGATTTTCGAGCATATATGGGTTCTTGTAAACTGTGATACGACCATTCAATTGACCAACCTTCTGAACACCCATAGCGAACTTCATACCTTCGCCGTCAACAGCGTAGCCAGGCATTGATTCGAGAAGTGTAGCAACTTGAGGAGAACAAACCAAGAAGTTTGCACCACCACGGAGTGTCTTCTGGTGGATAACATTCGATACCTTTTGAATCTTGGTACCAAGTGTTTGGAACCATGTCTGTTGGTTGAATGCTGAAGCAGCAGCTTGATTTGTTGCATAGTCAGAGAATGTGTTTGTAGCACCATCATATGTGCGACCGATACGTGCTGACCATCTTTCTGTTGTCTGAGCATTCTTGATAAGCATATCGAGGATTTCGAGGTCAATTTCTTGTGAAATATACTCAGAAAGCATCGATGTCAATTCTGCTTCAGCGTCGATTGAGTGGTAAGCGTTCAAGTCTTGAGCAAATTCAGGTGTCCAAACTGCTTTCAACTTGCGTGTTTTAGCAACGATTGACTCCGAACGAAGTTCAAGATTGATTTCTGGGATGTTTACGTCTGCACCTGTTGTATCTTCGAAATCACCACGAGTTGTTGCTGTTGGTTGTTTTTGATATGTTACAACTGCATTCACTGGAACTGCCGAAGCGGAAACAACGAATGTAAGTTGTGAATTTGATGCGTTTGCTGTTGTGTACTGTGGGAAGTATTCGAGAATACCTGAACCAGAAATCTTGAAAGCACGAATACCTTCGATGTCATGGTTTGACAATGAAGAAGATAATACTGTGATTGTAAAGATGTTTCCAGAAACAAGAGATGCGGAATAAGCATTCTGGAATTCTGTATCAAATTGATAAACAGAAGGTGTTGAATGATTTACCGAACCTGTAACACAGATTGTTGATGAAAGGAATGCCGATGAAGAAACAGTCAATGTGGCTGATGCTGCTTCGTTGATGGAATAACCATAACGACCAGCACCATAAAGACCGCCTGATGGGTCTGCATTCTTAGCATCCTTACCTGTAACACCGAATACCGAGTCAGCTTGTGAATCCTTACCGGAGCCAGAAGCAAATCCTGGTTGAGCTGTTCCGTACTTGAAATCAAGGAAGAACACAAGACCTGAAGGAAGGTTCATAGGTTGAACCGAAACAAAGTCTTTTGCTGCAATTTCCGAGAAAATACGGCGAACGAGTGGGAGAGCAACGCCAGCCCATTCTTCCGAACCAGCTGATGTACCTGTACGTGATGACTCGTCGATGAGTTGTTTTGCTTGGTTTTCGAGAAGAACTGCAATAGAGTTCTTTTCGTAGTCTGAGTTGATACCATCAAGAAGACCGGTTTTTTCCCACTTCTTAACAGTACCGCGGTTCTCTTCAATAAGCTTCTTTTGCATATTGTTGGAAGAACCAAGTAATGATTGCATATTCATGTTATCTATCTCCAATAAAATTTGTTATTTTAAACCTGCTAATTTTCGTAATCTATCTGCCATCTGTGTGCCTTCTGTGAGGATGGCCTTTGATGGACGTGTGCTTGCCTGTGGCTTACTTGCAAAAGATTCTTTGAGTTGCTTAACTTTTGTATTTTTAAGTGACTCAGCTAATGTAGCGTAAACCAACTTGACTTCGCGAAGATTTTTGGCTCTGTCAAAGTTCTCAATAACCGTCATCTTTTGTGATTCAGTAAGTGAGTGTGAACGGAAAAGTTTGTTTGAGAAAAGAAGTTTTGAGTTAAGTAAATTAACTTCATTAATCTTTTCACGGAGGAATTGAATAACAGCGTATGCTTCTTGAAGCTTAGCTTCTGCCATTTCTTCTTCCTTCTCGTCTGCTTCTTCCATCTTTTCTTCTTCACCTTCTTCTTCACGAAGAGCACGGAGAATTTCTTGAATGTCAAATTCTTCTTCTACTTCGGCTGGTTTTTCTTCAGCAGGAGCATCTTCGCCTTCAACCATTTGAACAAGTTTTTCCTTCTTCATTTCAGTTGAATCATCCGATGCATACTTTGATGGTTGCTTATTGTCACCAGATCCGATTTCAGAAGAATCCATATCTTCTTCAAGTTGACGGATTATTTCCATCAAATCTTCATCCATTGGTTCTTCATCTTCACCTTCTTCAACAGGAGCTTCTTCTTCTCCTTCACCTTCTTCAACGGGAGCTTCTTCTTCTCCTTCGCCTTCTTCTACAGCAGGGGCTTCTTCGCCCTCACCTTCTTCAACAGGAGCTTCCTCCTCGCCTTCGCCTTCTTCCATTGTCTCTTCATCGTGTCCTTCTCCTTCTTCCATTTCTTCTTCAGCTTCTTCCGAAAGTTTGGATGCTAACATCGATTGAAGACGTGGTGTGAACGCCTCTTCTAAAGCAAGCTTAGCGTTAGCAAGTGCGACTTCTCGTACTGCCTTTGCATCTGCGATTGCTTCTTTCAATAAATCTGTCATAAAAAATCTCCAACTAGTTTTAGGGTTATTGAGAACTCTAATCAAACAGTAAATAGAAAAAACTCTATAAGAGATAGAGTATTATATGTAAATAAATATAAGTAAAAATTTTATTTCATCATTTTTTCTTGTTCGGAACTAATTTTTTTAGTAAAATATCTGATTTTTCTTTTTCTGTGTCAAATACTCCACCAATTTTTCCTAACTTAAAAATGTGATTAACATCATCTTCCGAGTAGATGAATCGTTCTACACGTTTTGGTTTCTCTTCTTTTTTATCATCAGGCATTTGGGAACTCCACAGATATATCGTAAATGTTCTTTTCTTCGTCTTTATTTGTGATTGTGAATTTGCAACCACGAGGAAGTGTTATTTCACTTTCAATACAATATTCATCTTCAGAACAAGGTAACATAAGTACGGTATCGCCCCGTTTTAAGTTTATTTTGAATATGGGTGTTCTTCCTTTTCTGTTACCCGTTGTTAAATTTCTATCTGTGAAATCTTCGGCAATAAGTGGATTAAGTGAAGTTGAGACAAATCCATTATCCACCCATTCACCAGCGTCAACAAATTTTTTCAAAATATCAACTCTTACGCCGCGATAAACAACAGTATCGTTTTGTAATTTAGCACCACCCGTTTTAAAATGATTATCCAAAGTTAGGATATTGTACATCTTATATTTTGATGGAAATTTTTCTTTTGCATTTGGTGTGTCTAATGTCTTCTTCAAATCCTCTAAAGACCAATTTATTTCTCCACCTTGGCGCAAGAATTCATTTATACTCGTAGAATCATTATGATAATATTTTGAAGCAGTTATTACTTCTGGATCATTTTTGAATGTGGAAAGTGCTGCCAATTTTGCAATGGCAACACCTTGAATTCTTTTTGCAGCTTTTCTTATTGCAACAACAGTTTGTTTTGCACCTTCGTTATCTTTCTTGTCCTGTTGGTCACTGAGTGTGTCCATTAAGGAATCATACTCTCTGAAAAATGGTGTGAAATCAAATTTCAACAATTTTTCTTTGAGGTCGGGTCTCATACTTTTAGTATCGTCTACTATTTCTTCTTTTTCTTTTTCATCAATAAAAACGAAGGAACCCAGTTTCTTTTCTAATTTTTGAGATGGTGTTTCTTTAGATTCTTCTTTATCCCCATCTTCTTTTTTACCGGAAGCAGCTTTTTCTTTTTCGGCCTTTAGTTTAGCCATAAGACCGCCACCACCTTCACTTTTTTCTGCCGGTTCTTCTTTTTTCTTTTCTTTTGCTTCGGGTTTTTCGTGAACGGAGGGGTCGAAACTATCTTTACTTATGTAGTAAGACTTCCCGCTTTCCTTGTTCTTGACAAGCATTTTATCGGGATTCTCACTATCTGGTTTTTCATCCTTTTCAAGTAATATAGTTTTTAGTTTTATCATCTTTACCGAGTTAGTTATTCTTGTTCTCGGTCAAGCTTTCTCTGTCTCTTCCGAGAGGCGTTCATTTTATCTTTTTTCTTTTCCGATGGCTTAATATATTCTGTTCTTGCTTTATACTCTTCCAGAATACCACTTTCTTTTACTTTTCTCTTGAATATCTTTAACATTAAATCGATATTCATTCCATTCCCCTTGACTTTAACGTGTGCCGTTTTTGGTCTTGTACTATAATCTGTCATCTATAACCTTTCTAAATTTGTATTTTAGTGTTTGTCTTTTATTTCGTAATACTTGTTCAACGTTTCTCCAATTTCCTCGTAAGCAGATTCAAGACGTTGTTGTAATTTAATAGATTCGGCAACTGTTTTTTCAAATATCTTCATTGATTCTTTTAACTTCTTTGAATGTCTTCCGATAGTTACTTGGTCAAACCAATCACCTGATTCTTCCATAATGTGTTTAGAAGCAAACTCAACTATACCTCTTATGTTTTTGTAGGCTTCTTTTAAATTATTTTGACGATATATGGATTCCCCGTACTCGTTAAAACGAGAAACTTGTTCTATGAATGATCTTTTTTCTTCTGGTGTTAAAATAGGATCTTTTGGTGGTTCTTGTGAGATACCTTCTTTAAGAACTTCATTAACTGCCTTTGCCACCATTTTTTTCAATGATGTTACCGTTTGCTCATTAACTTTTTTAGGAAGACCTTTATGCTTTGTCCCAGCATATTTCTCAAGTTCTTTTTCAGACATAGATTTTGCAAGTTGTTTTACTTGAGCACTAACTTTTGACGCAGGAACTTCACCTCTCTTATAAGCAAGAGCAAGTCCCATAATTTTTTGTTGTTGAACACTTTTCGCAGGCATCTTATTTTTCTCCAAAAGTTTCTTTTACATACATATTCCATTTTTCCCTGTTCGCCCATTGAAATCCATATTTTTTATGAAAATCAATATGAATATCTTTACTAATAACTATTACATTATTTTTATCAAATATCTTTTCTGGGAATAAATAAACAGAATCAATATGGTGAACGGATAATTTTCTATAATTTTTTCCGGTTATTTCACAACGATAGCCCCTTTCCGATAAAACTTCTTTAAAAAAATTTCTTTCTTCTGTTATACACCTTTTACTTTTTAAAGACGTTCTATCTGAAATCCATTTAGGGTGAGCTGGGCCCTTTCTTCCTTTTTTCTTGTTTGCCTCTTTCGTATTTGAATTCCGTACTATTTCGGCAACTTTTTCTGGATTGTTTCTTGCCCACTCTTTTGACCAAATCGATAACTGAATCTTTTCTTCGTCAGTATAAATTCTTCCCGGTTTTATTCGTCCTGAATTTTCTACCAATGCTTGATTTTTTCGATAGCAATTAACAGAACACCAACCCTTCTTGGTTTTTGATATATTGTCACATCCGATACATTTATTTGAAATATTATTTTTCATCAAAAATACATTCACATACATTGCCGATTTCACAGATGATATTTGTTATATTCTCGTGAATACGATTTATTTTTGGATCTACCTTAGCGATAGTTTTTAAATCTTTTCCTTCTTTAATCAAACCTTCATTTGTTGGGTACATAAAAGCACCATGAGTAGATGGGTTTGATACAAAATCCCATCCGATTAATTCAAAATCATCTTGAACTTCAACCGTATTTTCGTTAATTTCTTTAACCGAACCAAGACCTCTCGATGAAATACCGAGACGAATCCCAGCTTGAAGAAGTTGCTTAAGGATGTTTCCAGATGGTGTTGGTAAAATTTCTACTGTTCCAACTAAATCGTTTCCTTGCCAGTCACATTCTATCACATTATGAGAAACATTACGAAGATTAATTACTGAGGATTCTGGATGGTCTAACTCACCAAGAGCACGATTTTCTTTAATTTGATTTGCCTTGTACTTCTTGACTTCACGAATAAGAATTTCTTTTGGGTATATTCTTCCATTCTGATTTTTTGCTTCAGCACGTTGAAGAACACCTGAAACTATTACTTTACCATTATTTTCCTTCGCTTCATTAATTTGTTGAGGCGTAATACTAAAAAGCATTGTATCTACAAGTAATTGTTTCATTTTTATACACCCAATTCGTTTATTCTTTTTGAAATACGGTTTAATCTTTCACCAATTTTATGTAATCTCTTATGAGAGGAAGACCAAAGTGTACGTTGGTCAACTCCCATTTCCATTTTTAATCGAGAAGCATGACTAACAACTCTTTCGATTTCATAAATGGATCTATTGATTTCTTTAATAGATTGATTTATTTTTTGATTTGTTGATCTTGACTCATCTGTTTTATACAACTTATAAGAAGCTTCGTGTAAAGAAGACATCGCTTGTTTATAGAAAGATTCTTGTTTTGCATACTCAGCGTATGATATAGAATTCTTTCGCTTTTGTTTTGGGACTATTTTATATCCAAGTTGTTCAGCATTTTGTTTTGTTTTTGCATCAAATGAATCTTCACCAGTACCCGATTTAGGTGAAAACGCCTTTGGTGTTTGATACCCTTCAACTCCGCCAGTCACGTTCATCTCGTACATTTCTTCTTTGAAACGACGAAATGCTTCAGACTCTTGTAATTTTTTTATGAAAGATTCAGTATTCATTTTTTTTACCTTATAACTTGATTACGAATTAATACATATACTGTACCACCATCGACTTTGACACTATTCAATGAAAGTTCCCAAATATAAGGAGCTGAACTTGCCAAAGCACCGAGTGAAATATCTCCACCTAATGATAAAGATGCAGTACCCGTTGAACCATTTGGTATAATCAATGCACCTGCACCATAATTTGAACCTGTGAAATATGTGGTTGTTCCACTTACACAAGTTATTGATTTATGGAATTTACCTGGATGTCCCAGTCTTTCAAAATCACTCACTTGTGATGCTGGAAAATTATACGGTTGTACGCCTGATGTGTCTGCCATTAATTAACTCCATCTAAATCATTTATCAAACTATAATATCTTAGTAATGCAGAAATATGATTTTCATCTATATTTTTAGCATTCTTGTACTGTTCTAATAAATCAACCACTTCGGTTAATTTTATCTTTAAAGACTTATCTTTTATTTTTTTAGTCTTATTGTTTAGAATTTCTTGAATTTTTGTTGCTTCGTCTTTAACAAATTCTTTGAAATTATTTGTATTACTTACGTTACCAATGTATTCACGTAGTAAATTTTTCTGGCCTGCTGATAAACTTCCATATTTTTCATTGAATTTTTCAACAAGTATCTTATACGAAAGTAATCTTATTTCTTTTGGCTCATTAACTACGGATGATATATCTTCAACTATACGTGATTTTTTATCCGAAGTTATATTTTCAATAATTGTAATTTTTGAACGAGTAATTTCAGTTGGGTTTTCCGTCTCATTATACTCGAATATCTTATAAATCGAAGCCAAAAGTTTATAGTTTTGAACTTTTGTTTGGAAGAAGTTATCAATATCGAAATTATCATTGATTGTTTTTATCAGTTCGTACTTCTCTTCTTTCAGTTTTATTTTGTTTATTTTCTTACGAGCATTTAAAACTGCCTCGATTAGTATAGATGCTTTCGAGTCTGAAGAATATCTTTCTTCACAGAGAGTCTTGTACAATTCATATTCTTTAAGAAGTTCACTATTCTTATTGAAGAACTTTTTCAGAATATTAGTTGCAACTGATTCGTTTGCGGAAATAATATCTGATGTTACTTGTCTTGTCAAAAGCTCAAATAACATTCCTGTATTTTTAAATTTCGAATGTTTAACCTTCTTCATTTATAGTTACCCATGAGTGTATTGTTCAATAAATAAATATGTCACTTATTACATTTCTTCTAATAAATTTGACTCATCTAATAAATTTGATTGATGTTTTTCTTCAATAGATGCTGGTTTCAAACTTTCAGAAATAATAGACTTTGTTTTCATTTTCAATCCAGCCATATTATTAAGTATATCTGACATTTCTTTCTTTAATTCCTGATTTTCTGTTGCCAATGGTGAATTGCCTTTGTAGTTATGACGAGGTGACATATCAACATTCAATGTCTTACCAACATCTTTACGACCTAGAGGGTCTCTACCGAAAGGACTTGCATCTGTTCCATAGGTTGAACCATGTTCTTTTGGTCTACCTGCACCTGGCCATCCACCTTCGGGAACTTCAACATCATTTATTTGTCTAACATTTTTACCACCATAGATATTCATCGAAGCCAAATCGTGTGGAGTACCAAACGATTCCTTCGTGATTGCTGGGTCATTACCTTCACTCTCAATTTGTTTTTGACGGAATTGAAGTTTAATGTCTTCAATGATTTGATTCTTTTCAACTTCTGCTTCATCATCTGAAAGATTGAATATATTAGAATAGATGTACTTCATCGAAAGTAATTTCTTTTCAATGAGTGAACCGGCAAGGTCTACCTTTTCTTTCATCAAAGCAATCTTTTCTTGTTCATAAATTATAGAAGGTCCAGTTAGAGATAATTCAAAATTTACCAAGTCTGCATTCTCATATCCTTGAGCATATAGGTGAACTATTGCAATCTTTGTTAATTCAGAAACGATAATACGTTGAATACGTTCGATTGTACGAGCAAATCTAATATCAAGTGTGGCAAGTGTTGCTTTACCTTCAAGAGATTCATCATATCCAAGATATGCCTTTGGTATTTTAAGAGCAGCAAATATCTTACCCTTCAAATACTCAACGTCCTCAATCGCTTGATATTGGAGACCAGGAAGAGTTTCAATAGACGTACCAGCTTGACCACCACGTACAGGAAGATAGAAGTCTTCCAAGATATTCTGCATATTATAACGAAGATTATACTGGCCTGTTTGTTCGTTTACCACAGGTGTTTTCTTCATTTGATTCATAATGTTTTGCATATATTGGTCAACTTCCGCTGGTGGGATGTTACCAATGTCAACTTTGAATATTCTCTTTTCAGGTGCTCTCATAATGCGGTGAATCAACATAGCATCTTCCATAAGAACAAGTTGCTTGTAAAGTTTACGAGCACCTTCCAACATCGATTTACCATAAGGTAAGAAGTTTGTATCACCTAAAAGACGGAAGTGAGCAACTTCATAGTTTTGAAATTCTCCCTTACCGAGTGGTCCTTCATAGATAAACTTTGTCATGTAGATGTGTTCGGGGTCAGTTCCTTCATCACGTTGCATTTCATACGGTGAAAGTGGAACAACGTTTGTAACGCCAAGACCGTCTTTAACATCAAGGTAAAGATAGTTGTCTCCGTATTTACAAAGATTACGAACCCACGGCCACAGGTTGTATTCTACATTTATAACATCATAAAATAAGTTGTGTAGAATCTTACGAATGTTATCATTATCAGTTTTGATTGTAAGAACATCACCTGTGTCATTTTTTAATGTACTTTCATCTGCATAGATGTCAAGTGCAGAACAAATGATGGCATCTGTGTCCATCGCCTCATAATCTGTATAAAGGTCAATCTTTGTTGCAGAGAATGAGTTATATTGATTGTAAACAGATATAGGGGTTCCACGAGTACCGTGAAGACGACCATAACGGTCAATTGCTTTTGAGGTATGTGGATTTCCATCCGCTTGATAGCGAGCAGTATCAACTACTTTTAACTTCTTACCACCGACGTTTCTTACAACGACGTTTGTGGAAAAAAGTGTTTTTAGTCTATCAAATAATGATTTTTGTGCCATTTGTTACCTGTTTAAAATTTGTTATACATATAAATATAAGTGCGTAATATTTGAATACAATTTTACATCAACCAAGTTAAATCTTCACCTGGTTTATTAACACCAACATCCATTGACCACCCAGCTTCTTTCTTTTTATCTTTTATATTTGCCGGATTAAATACCGATGTTGACTTTTTCATATAATCTAATGCAATCTTTGTTCTGTGTAATCCTTCTTGACGAAGTTTTAAAGCAGTATCACGTACCCACAATCCTATTGCAAAGGCCATAACCAAGTCATCATTATATCCTGATTGAGCTTCCGCCCTACCACCTGACCAAATGAACACAAACATTTCTTCTGCCAATCTATTTGATTTGATGATTGGAACTCTTTCCCTGAAATACATCTCATATTTAGAAACTATCAGAGGTCGTGTCTTTGCACTATTTGTAAATCCAGGAACCATCTGTGATTTTTCTTTTAAGTCATATCCCTTTGGAATATGAACCGACGGATCTGTGTAACCTTCTTCTTTATATGTGTAGTAAAGATTTGGATAACCTCTATCAATTATTTGTTGAATTACCGCCCACCCTATGTTTGCATTTTCAACTACAAGTAGGGCATCATTGTATTCAGTTGCCATAGAAACAAGAAGATTACCAAATGATTTAGTATCTAATTTACCTTTATACTCTACAACCTGTTCAATATTTTCAATATCAATTATATGAAATGTTGAAAAGTCCTTACCATCACCACGAGCAACGTCGGCGGCAATCATATATGATTTATTTGGGTCGGGATAATCCCATATCCAAAGTGCATTTTCCGCGCCACGTTTTTCTTTTGGTTCACATACATACGTCTTTTGATACCAATCGATTATGTTACCATCAATAACAGAATTACCAGATGAAAGAAAGTCACCATCACACTCCTGTGCAGCGAGTGATGGACCAAGGATAATATCTTGTTGGTCTCTCCATGCTTGGTCGCGTTCTGGATGAACAGTCCAATGAAGGAAGATTGGGTTAAATAAATTTGCTTCTGTTTTTGCACCAACCCATTGTTTGTGGTAGAAATTACCAACACCATTTGGGGTAGAGTTAATAATTGCAGAACCACCTGTGTTAATTGTAGATTGAGCAGAAGCCCAAATTTCTTCGATGTTATCAATGAACGCAGCCTCGTCAATGATAAGGAGTGAAAGAGCTTCTGAACGGGCGGCATCTGCGGCGGCTGAAACAGCTTTTATCTGTGAACCATTCTTGAAACGAAGTGAAAGTTTGTTGTCTTCAATTACAGATGTTTTCAACCAAGATGGAAGTCCGTCATACATAACACGAACTTTTGTTACAAGGTTCTTTGCAGTTTCTTGTTTGGTAGCAATAACGAGAATGTTTTGGTCGGTTTTAAATAACATCAACCAAAGTGAGTAACCAGCGATGAGGGTTGATATACCCAACTGACGTGACTTCAGACATATATTGTATCTATGTTCTTGAAAATCTCTAAGTACGTCTTCTTGGAAGTCCCACAATTCAAATAGAATTTTACCACGAGTAGGATGCTGAATCTTAGCATACTTCTTCATAAAGTACACGGGATTTGCCGCACACTTTACATACTCTTCTTTGATTATATCCCGTAACGTTTTATTATTTGGAATCATTAGTGTATCGCACTAAAAATTATGGTTGCAATTGTTGCACCACCACCAAACCATAACCATTTATTATCATACCACTTCGGCATGAGTAAATCAATTGTTTCGCGGAGTTTTTTGTTTTCTTGTTCCATTGTGTTGATAACGTTTTGACGATTATCAAGTTGTTCTTGGAAAAGCAAGGAACGTTGTTTTTGAGATAAGATTAAAGTATCTTGTCCTACTATAATTGCTTTTTGCCAAATGATTGTATCTTTTTGCCAATGAATCGTATCTTGAAGATGTTGAATCTTATTTGCAAGTTTAAGAATGTTACTTTTTGGCAAACAAATTACGGAGTCTTTCGACTGCCCATAAGTACAAGTAACGGCAAGAAATAATAAAATTGGTAATATCCATTTCATTTTAATCCTTTATAAAATCGTTTAAGAAATTAACAGCAGAATCTGGTGTTTGAATCGGTGGTTTAGGTTGTCTTGCAATAGGTGGATGTTTTCTTAAAGAATCTATACGTCTTTCTTCATCTGCAATTTTTGCATCTAACTTACCAGCAATTACAAGTAAACTATCATACTTCTGATGATACTTGTTTACTTCTACACGAAGTGAATCTGCAATTCTCATATTTTCGATTACTTTTTCATTTTCCATCATGGAAGAATAAAAAGCCATACCAACACCGCCAACAGCAAGTATCGGTACTAATATATTAGTTATAATGTTCTTTATCATGTTATCTCTTTGGATTTGTTGATACCATTTTTGCTTTACCACGTCCAGTTGAACCATATTTACGTTTGCGGGTTACAGCACTTTTCTTTTGTTTTGATGACATACCAGCGGCTCTACCAGCGGGGACACATTTTGGATATGCTTTTTTACCACCCTTTCTCGCTTTTGAACCAGCGGATGCACCACAAGGAGGATGTCCACCTGATTTTGTTTTTCGAGAAATGTCAACCCATTTTTCCCTGAACCATTTTGTGAGACCGCCAGAAGGTTTCTTTCCTTCCACGAGGTAGTTCTTCACGTATTCACGGATAATTAAACGGGTTATATGTTCTTGACGAGATGTCATACAAATAAATATACGAAATTCATTTAAAAGTTACAAACTAAGCAAACCAGTCCAAGGCAAAACAAGTGGAATCGGAGATGGTACACCTGGAGAAAGTCCAGCATAAGTACCAGCGATTGTTAATTGATGTAAAACCAAAGCGTTTGCAAAAGCCGATAAAACTATTTCTATATCTGTATTATTAAATGCTTCTTTTAGTGCCTTATCAAGACCAATAGGTATTCCTGGAAATAAAACTTGAACCCCTGTTGTTGGTGCAAACATTGGAGGCATCGGTGGCACAGGACTAAATGTTGATGAGACCCAATAAAGACAAAATCCAGTTGCCATCAATGTAAACCCTGGTTCAACAGACGGGTCTGGTAACTTTTCTTTAAGGTTAAAATTTAGTTTAAGTCCAAATGATAAAAAACTTTTTAAGGTATCTTTATCACCTCTTATAAGTTTTGCACCGAAAAATGGAGCACTATTACCTATGTTCGATAAATCGTATGCAGTTGCAATTTTATCTGCCGCATCATCCAAATCGTTTATCGAAAAACTTTGCCAATATGGACGTAATAATGATTTGAATAAATCAACATTCATAAATTATGTTTTATCTATGGCACCTTTACCTGATGACGGCCATCCGAAACGGCATGACCAATAACGAGCTTTATGTCTTGGTCCAGGTGTATCACAATTATGTCTTGCACGAAATGATTTACGACGTTGTGGGTCGGACTTCTTTATTTTCATTGTTTTTTTACC